GAGGAACTCATCAGTCGCGTGTTCTACGCACGCAACGTGGCTCACTTTGAGCATTGGCGCGCGAAGGGTGAGGGCAGCTTCGCAAAGCACATGGCACTGGGCGGCTTCTACGACGACGTGATCGACGCAATCGACAAGCTCGTAGAAGCCTACCAAGGCGCGTTCAGTCTCATCGGGAACATACCAGCCCCGAAGGTGACTGAGCGTGACGTGCTGAAGCTCCTAGAGGCTGATGCGGACTGGATCGAAGAGAACCACGAAGCCGTCTGCAAGGGCAACCGCGCAGTGGCCAACCTCGTCGACGGCGTCACGGAAGTGTATCTGACCGCCATATATAAGCTGCGGAACTTGAAATAATGGACATCAACACCATCATTACTGTGCTGGCCTTCATCGGAGGCTTGATCACCGTCTGGGTAAACCTCAACAGCCGTCTGACGCTGCTTGAGGCCCGCCTCGACTTTGGTGGTGAGAAGTTTCAGGCCATTGACAAGAAGTTCGACGAGGTCATGACGCACCTTCGCCGGATTGAGGACAAGCTAGACAACAAGGCAGATAGGTGAATTATGAGCTTCCTGAATGATTTTGAAAGCAAGCAAGACGGCGTAAACGACACCGTCGAGTTCGTCATCCGCGTGGCCATCGTCACGCTGTCGGCTGTCATCCTCGTGGTTGTGCTGGCGCTTGCCGTCGGCCTGTTTGTCTCCAATGACATTGTGAGCAGCGCGGCCATCCTTGAGACGGTCAACCCCGCGTTCCAGACGATCATTGGCGCGTTTGTCGGGCTGCTTGGCGGCCTAAGCCTCAACGCCAATGCGCGTGACAAGAAGCCTGCGCCAGAGCCAGAAGCGCCACTCGAACTGACACCAGAAATGCAACCAGAAGCACCCAAACCATACAGCGATCCAAACGGCACCGTCTTCATCGACGAGCCTGAAGAGGACGACGACATGGAGCCGTGGGAAAAGTACCGCAACGACCTACGTTACGACGCCAATGGCGACGGTGTGGTTGACGCAGACGACTTTCCTGACTGGCGCAATCCGGCGGCGTAATGGCAGGCGATCTATCCACCGTTGAGCTGATCGGTCAGCTTTGGCCGCTTGTTCTTGCGTTCATTTCGCTGGTCATCATCCTCGCCAAGATGGATGTGCGCCTCGGCGTAGTGGAGGAGAAGATCAAGACGTTGTTTGAACTTTGGAATAAGGGGCGAGACAAGTGAGCCTTGTAAATCTTCAACAGAAAATAGGGGTATCGGCAGATGGTGCATTTGGTCCGGGCACATTTAAGAAGGCTGCGGCTTTTTATAAACTATCACCTGATAGGGCTGCACATTTCTTTGCTCAAACGGCTCATGAAAGTGGCGGCTTCAAAGCCTTCAGCGAAAACCTCAACTACGGTGCCAAAGGGCTTCGCGGCATCTTTGGCAAGTATTTCCCGACTGACGCAATGGCTCGCGCCTACGAACGCCAGCCGCAGAAGATTGCCAACCGTGTCTACGCCAACCGCATGGGCAACGGACCTGAAGCCAGCGGCGACGGATGGAAGTACCGAGGACGCGGCGCGCTCCAGCTCACCGGGAAGGACAACTACCAAGCCTTCGCCAACTACATCGGACGCCCCGAAGTCGTAAACGACCCTGACCTTGTGTCCGGCGAACTCTGCTTTGAGAGCGCACTGTGGTTCTTCGACCGCAACAAACTGTGGTCTATCTGCGACCAAGGCACCGGCGACGGTGCGATCCTCGCGCTGACAAAACGCATCAACGGCGGCACGCACGGCCTCGATGACCGCAAGGCAAAGACGAAGAAGTACGCAACATGGCTTTAATGCCCAACCCAATGCTGCTGTACGCAGTCGCAGGCGCTTTGGTCATTGGTGTAGCCTCTGGCTACAAAGTCCGTGACTGGCAGTGCGACGCCGCATTTGCAAAGGCTCTTGAAAAGGCCGAGAAGCTGCGCGTCAAAAAACAGGAGATAGTCGATGATGTTTCGCAAACCTATGAAACCGAACGAGATCAAGCCAATGTGGTGGCAACCGAACGCACCAACACCATACGTGAAATATACAAGACGGCTCCTGCCGTTCCTGTTGATTGCGCTGGTTCTGATGCTTTGCGCAGGGTGCTCGAAGGCAGTGTCCGTGACGCCAATGCCGCTGCCACCGGCAAACCTAGCGTCGAAGTGTCCGACGCTTCAAGACCCGCCAACCTATTTAATCGACCCTGAGCGCGCGCTTTGGGAAGCTGACATCATTGCGAAATATACAGACTGTAGCACAAAACATCGCTTGACAGTCAAAGCGTGGGAAGATGCCGTAAACGTAAAGTGAACGACACAGCCAGAAAGGCTCCTAATGAGAAAACCTGTAACGGTAGACGAGGGTTTGTATCCCTATTGCACACCGCGTCAGCGGGAAGTGCTTGATGCCATAACCGCCCACGGTAGCGCAAAAATGGCCGATGCCGCTCTGGGTATGAGCGCCGGTAGCGCGTCTGAGACGCTGATCAACGTCAAGCGCAAGGCCGCGAAGGTGGGCTACGCGCCTGAGCATGACTGGACGCGAAGTGTGCCAGATGGATACGTGGCAAAAGGCGTGTCCACCTATTACAACAAGGACGGTGACGCCACGGGGCAGTGGGTCAAGGCCTCCATCGACGCGGCTCGGCAGCAAGAGATATTCACAGCCGCCGTGAACGCAATGGCGACCACCTTACCGCGCCTCGAACCAATCATCGCGCCAGAGCAGTTCAACGCCGACTTGCTGACGATGTACACGCTGACTGACGCGCATATCGGCATGCTCGCATGGCATCGCGAGAACATGCAGGCCGACTGGGACTTGGCCATTGCCGAGGCAGTCATCGTCGGCTGCTTCGAGCAGATCATCAAGTCCTCGCCAGACAGCGAGATGGCCGTGCTGAACCAGCTCGGCGACTTGCTGCACTACGACGGCCTGTCCGCAGTCACGCCAACCAGTGGCCACGTACTGGACGCAGACGGCCGCTTCACCAAGATGGTCGAGGTCGCCGTGCGTGTGCTGCGCCGCATCATCAACATGTTGCTGGCCAAGCACAAGACCGTCCACGTCATACTCGCCGAGGGCAATCACGACATGGCATCGTCCGTCTGGCTGCGCACAATGTTCAAGGCGCTGTACGAGAACGAGCCGCGCATCACGGTCGACGACAGCGCGATGCCATATTACGCCTATGAGTTCGGCACTGTTATGCTGGCCTTCCACCACAGCCACTTGAAGAAGTTTAGTGCGATGCGCGAGATCATCCCCGCAATGTTCTCCGAAATGTGGGGACGCACGAAGAAGCGTTACTGCCACACAGGGAATTATCATAGCACCAAAGAAGACGAGGCCGCAGGTCTCAAGGTGTTCCAACATCCAACACTGGCCGCACGAGACGCGTATGCCTCTCGCGGCGCATGGTTCTCGGACAGGGAAGTGTGCTCGATAACGTACCATAAAAAGTTCGGACAGGGAATGCGTGTGTACGCTTGCCCTGAGATGCTGGATGCCGTATGATGAATGCGGGTTTTCTGGTGCGCAAAACGTAAAAAACTGATATAGGGGCGCGTTATGGCCACTGCGATGACATTCACGACGTTGAAACAGGACGTGCAGCGCTACCTTGAGCGTGGCGACACGCTTGCGTCCGACCCCATTGTATTCGAGCAGATCCCGCGCCTGATCAACCTCGCCGAGCGCCGCATCGCTCGCGAACTGAAGATCCAAGGCTTCATAAACGTGGTCACGGCGCAGCTTCTGGCCGACAACCCAGTCGTAACCAAGCCCGACAGGTGGCGCGATACCGTGTCGATGTTCATCGGCACAGGCACGAACAACGACACTCGCTCGGCATTGTTCACGCGCAGCTACGACTATCTGCGCAGCTACTGGCCAGACGCCACACAGACAGGCGAGCCGCTATTTTACAGCGACTACGACTATAATCACTGGCTTGTCGCGCCGACGCCGGACGCAGACTACCCAATAGAAATTCTTTACTACCAGCTTCCTCCGCTCCTCACCGAAGAGGCGCAGACAAACTGGCTCACCGAAAACGCGCCCGAAATTCTTCTGTACGCCACCCTCTTAGAGGCGACGCCATTCCTGAAGAACGACGAGCGCATCCCTGTATGGCAGAATATGTATGACCGTGCGGCGGCTATGTTGAACGGCGAAGATCTCGCCAAGATCCTAGACCGTTCCGCCGTGCGCAAGGAGGCTTAACCGATGTCGAGCAGTTTTACACAGGTATTTGGCGGCACGACGATATACCCATCAGACGTTTCTTACTTGTCCTTGGCGCTCACCGCCGACATCACACTCGAGTGGCCCGTTGGCGCAGGCGAGGGCGACAGCGTTGTCGCGCGCATCATCGACATTACACCGACGGGGCCCTTCACCGTCACGCTTCCTGACGCGACTGCCGTCAGCGTCGGACAGACGATCCTGTTCAACAACCTCGGCCCAGACACCATCACCGTTGACAACGCCGCCGGTAACGCAATCCTGAGCATCGGCGCGGGCGAGCAGTGGCAGTGCTACCTCATCAGCAACACCACCGTAGGCGGTGTCTGGCGCACATTCCGCTACGGCGCTGCCGTAGCTCAAGCACAAGCCGCCGCGCTGGCTGGCGCTGGTTTGATTGCAGACGGATCGACCCTCGCACAGAATTACGAGGTCATCGACTTCTCCTCTACGCCGTACTCACTGACGGCCCCTGACCGCGCGACGGTCTTCGTCTGGACTGGCGGTCTCGGCACGTTGAACTTGCCGACTGCCGTGGCCGCTGGCGACGGCTGGTTTGTGCAAATCCGCAACAGTGGACAGGGCGACCTCACCATCGACCCGTCGGGCACTGAGCTTATCAACGCGGCATCCACGCTCCTCCTACAGCCGGGCGACAGCGCCGTGGTCGTCAGCGATGGCGTGCAGTGGTACACCATCGGCCTCGGCCAGCAGGCGGTCTTCGCCTTCGACTACACGACAATCGCCGTCACTGGCGGCACGTACACGCTCTCTGGCTCAGAGCTGAACCGTATTGCCTACAAGTTTACGGGCACGCTGACGTCCAACGCCAACATCGTTGTGCCATCAACGGTGCAGCAGTACTGGGTCAACAACGGCACGACTGGCGCATTTACGCTTGGCGTCAAGACGTCCACCGGCTCGGCCACCTTGGTCACTCAGGGGTCGACGGCCATCCTATACTGCGACGGCACGAACATCATCTCGGCCACCACCTCGGCGGCCTTTGCGGGTACACTTGCTGTAGCCAATGGTGGCACAGGCGCGGTCACCGCGCCATCGGCGCTGACCAACCTCGGCGGCACGGGTATCGGCACGGCGGTCTTTACGGCCACCACAACGGCTGCGGCGCGCTCGGCCATCGCGGCGGCGGCCTCTGGCGCTAACTCGGACATCACGTCGATCACGGGCCTCACGACGCCGCTGACTGTCGCGCAGGGCGGCACAAACGCCATAACGGCTGCCGCCGCGCGCACAAGCCTTAGCGCGGCTGCATCGGGCAGCAATGGCGACATCACTGCGCTGACAAACGCGACAGGCATTCTAATCGGTGCGCCTACCGCTGGCGCGCAGGGCGTTGGCACGATCAACGCCACGGGCCTCTTCATCAACGGCGTGGGCGTCGGTACGGGCTCAGGCTCGGTGACCAGCGTCGCGGCAACGGTGCCGTCGTTCCTGTCGATAGCGGGTTCACCGATCACGACATCGGGCACGCTGGCAATCTCGCTGTCGGGCACCGCGCTCCCTGTCGCCAACGGCGGAACGGGTCAAACGACCTACACCGACGGGCAGTTGCTCATCGGTAACAGCACCGGCAACACACTCACGAAGACGACACTCACCGCAGGCTCAGGCATAAGCATCACGAACGGTGCGGGTGCCATCACCATCACGTCTACCGCTGGCGCCGGTACAGTTACCTCAGTGGCCGCGTCGGGCGGTACAACCGGTCTCTCTTTTACCGGTTCGCCCATCACAACTTCCGGCACACTGACAGTCGCGGGCACGCTCGCGATAGCGTCTGGGGGCACTGGCGCGACCAGTGCCTCCGGCGCAAGGCTCACCCTCCTCGCGGCTGGCTCTGGCGCGAACTCGGATATCACGTCGCTTACGGGCTTGACCACCGCACTTAGCGTGGGGCAGGGCGGTACAGGCCTTGCTACGACGCCAGCTAACGGTGCGCTTGACATCGGTAACGGCACTGGCTTTACACGCACAACCCTGACCGCAGGCTCTGGCGTATCTATTACGAACAGCGCGGGCGGCATCACCATCGCTGCCACGGGCAGCGGCGGTACGGTCACTTCGGTTGCCGTTAGCGGAGGCACGACGGGCCTTACCACCAGTGGCGGCCCTATAACCGGTACGGGAACCATAACTTTTGCGGGTACGCTTGCTGTCGCTAACGGCGGTACAGGCGCGACGACTGCGGGCGGTGCCTTGACGTCCTTGGGCGCTTACGCTGCCACCAACCCGTCTGGCTTCACGTCGAACACGGGTACGGTAACGTCAGTCGCTACCGCAGGCACCGTCAACGGTATCACACTTACCGGCACGGTTACGTCAACCGGCACTCTCACTTTAGGTGGAACGCTTTCTGGCGTCAGCCTGACCACACAGGTCACAGGCACCTTGCCTATCGCAAACGGTGGTACAAACGCGACGACTGCTGCTGGCGCACTCTCTACACTTGGTGCTTACGCCGCTACCAACCCGTCTGGCTTTACGTCAAACACGGGTACGGTCACTTCTGTAGCTACTTCAGGTTCGACTAACGGACTTAGCCTTACAGGCGGCACAATCACTTCAAGCGGCACAGTTACTCTTAGCGGCTCGGTCACTTCGGTTGCATCTGGTGCCACCATTGACAGCATTACAATCGGTTACCGCAGCATCCCACGTTCTACAACGACTACCACGGCTGCTGTAGGAGATGTCGGCAAGTGTATTGCGGTTACGGCAAACATTGCAATCCCTAACTCTACCTTCGCTGCGGGTGACGCGGTCTCAATATACAACGACAGCGCATCGGCAATTACAATCACTGCCTCAATCACAACGCTGCGCCAAGCTGGTACAACGAACACCGGCAACCGCACACTGGCTGCGCGAGGTATGGCTACCGTCTGGTTTAACAGTTCAACCGAGGCTATTATCTCAGGTGCAGGGGTCAGCTAATGAGTGGTATTCAAATGGCGCTACTTGGGGCCGTTGGCGACCCCGCTGTCATTCTCCTATCCAACCAGTACATTCAAGATTTCACAGGCGGCGCACGTGATGCGACCGCTGGCTACCGCCTTACTTCTGCTGGGTTGGCGCAATCACTAGTTGATATAACTTTCACCACGCTTGAGACGTGGTGTACACCGACCAGCGAAGCGGTAAACTACGAAGTCTTTGCGACTTTAGTATCTGGTAGTACCCCATCGGGCACCATAGGTTCTTGGGTGGCGCTATCTACCACACAGGACTGGGTGTTATCGTCGAATATCGGGTTATCCCAAGTATGCCAACTTAGCCTGCAAATACGGCGCATAGCAACAGCTACCGTACTAGCCACAGCAACTATAGACCTTGATGCGGATGCGAGCTTCTAATGGTTGAACAGATCGTACAGATACGCTCTGCCCCCGGCATTAAGCGGGACGGCACCAAGTTCGAGGGCGACCAGTACGTTGACGGCCAGTGGGTCCGTTTCCAGCGCGGGCTGCCGCGTAAGATGGGCGGCTACCGCTCAATCAACAAGTTCCTGCGCGGCCTGCCGCGTGCGCTCGCCGAGTACACGCAGGACTTGCTGACCTACGTCCACGCAGGCTCGTCCGACCGCCTTGAGCGCTTCTTCATCGACGGCACGTACAACACGAGCGTCATCACCGACCGCACGCCCACGTCGGGCTTTGTGGCAGACGATGCAAACCTGTGGCAGTTCGCCACGTCCTACGACACGACCAACGGCAACCAACTCGTCGCGCAAGTCGCGCCGAACCTCAACTGCATCTGCAACAGCAGCGGCGGCGATCTCTTTGTCGGCAACCTCCTCGGCACGTCGGTCCTTACGCAAGTCACCACGGTGCCAGCCAACTTCAGCGTCACTGGCGGTGTCGTCACGCTGCCGCCCTACACGTTTGCCTTCGGCAACGACGGCTACGTGGCCTTCTCGGTGCCCAACACGCCAGCTAACTTCACAGGTTCTGGCTCAGGCAATGCGTACATCACCGGCCAAAAGATCGTCAAAGGCATGCCACTGCGCGGCGGACCGGGCAACAGCCCGTCTGGCCTGTTCTGGTCGGCAGACAGCCTCATCCGTGCCAGCTACGTCGGCGGCACGGCGGTATTCCAATTCGACACCATCAGCACGCAGTCGTCGATCCTGTCGTCCAGCAGCGTCATTGAGTATGACGGCATCTTCTACTGGATCGGCACAGACCGCTTCCTAATGTTCAACGGTGTCGTGCGCGAGATTGAGAACAACATCAACTTGAACTTCTTCTTCGACAACCTGAACTACGAGCAGCGTCAGAAGGTGTTCGCCGTGAAGGTGCCTCGCTTCGGCGAGATATGGTGGTGCTTCCCGTTCGGCGACAGCACCGAGCCGAACCACGCAATATGCTACAATGTGCGTGAGAACACGTGGTACGACACGGAACTGCCCAACGGCGGACGCGGCGCGGGCATATTCCCTGCCGTCTTCCGTCAGCCGCTCATGTCTGGCGTTGCGCCGCAAGATGCCGAGGCCGTCACGGCTGCGGTGGCTGCGGGCGGCACTGGCTACACGGTGGGCGACACGCTCACTGTCGTTGGCGGTCTAGGCCAAATTGACACAGAGTTGACGGTCTCGACCATCAGTAGCGGTGTTATTACCGGCGTCACCATCAGCAATGCGGGACAGTACACTACCGCTCCGTCCAACCCAGTCAGCGTGACTGGCGGGACGGGCAGCGCGGCCACGTTCACCCTGACGTTCGACAACCCGTACAAGTTCTGGGTTCACGAGGTCGGCACGGACGAGATCGACGGCCTGACGCTCAACCCTATACAGTCGTTCTTCGAGACGGCTGACTTGTCCCTGCCCGCCACGTCAAAGATCAACAAGTCGCTTCAGGTGCTGATGCTTGAGCCTGATTTCGTGCAGAGCGGCGACATGACTGTTCAGGTTATGGGCCGAGCCAACGCCCGCGCGCCTGAAGTCAACGGCGTTGTGATGACGTTTGTCGAGACGCCGCAGACGCCGCAGGAGCAGGTCGTCTTCCTGAAGACACAGCGCCGCGAGCTGCGCTTCCGCTTCGAGAGCAACACCCTCGGCGGCGACTATCAGATGGGTCTCGTGCTTGCGCACTTGCAAGAAGGTGATGGGACGACACTCGGATGATCGACCCTCGCGGAATGACTTGGCAAGACTGGGCCTGTTCGGTTATACTGTCCGTCAACGACGCGTGGTCATTCGGTACGCCACCCGAGGAGGCCTTGTGGCGGGACTGGGCAATAGGGCTGTTGCGTGCCTCACCATTTACGCAGCAAATTATTCCTGATCCATATCAGTTCGCTGATTGGCGTGAGTGGGGAATGCGTGTATATCCAATGCTCGAAGGTACAAGCTAATGAACTACATCCCCGGCTTCAGTAACTACTTGCAAGCGGCTGTACCTCGCTACGCTATCGGCGGACGCGTCAATGAAGGCGAACCTTTGATTGATGACATGGAGTTCAGCGACTACGGCCTTGGCGGCCCGATGATGGGCGAAGCGGTTGTCGGCTTTGACCTTGCCAATCCGATGCTCGGCGGGCCAGAGCAAGGCGGTTCGTACACTGGTGGAATGGGCGGCGGCGACAGCCGGACAGCGGCTGAACGCCTACAAGCGATACTAGACGTAAACCCTTATGTTGCGCCTACCGAGGGCATGAACCTAGACCCAATTACGAGTAGAGGACAGACTGGCTATTACTTTGCAAACGAAATGGGCTTGCCAGCACGCTATCGCGACGTAGGTTCGCCAAAGCCCGCCGACCCCGCAACGTATGATCCAAATGGAAAATATATTGAGCCAATGCCGGGCTTTGTACCCGTAGACCCTAACGCCACGTATCGCCTCGTCAACGGCGGCAAAGATGGGAAAGTTGTGTATTCTGGCGCGGGCGGAGAGGGCCTGCGCAACGTATTCCAGCAAGCCAACCAACTTACTATAAACGACCCCAAGAACGCATATTGGGGCGTTGAAGTACTTAACCCAGCCACAGGCAAATACGACCGCGTTGCCGAGAACCAAGGCCCGAACGGCCTCGGTATCGTCGGTAAAATTGCGGGTTTTGCCTTACCTATCGCCGCAGCCATCGCAACTGGTGGCGCGAGCCTTGGTGTGCAGATAGCTGCGGGCGCTGCCGCTGGTGGCCTCGGCGGCTTCCTGTCCGGCAAAGACCCGCTCACGTCCGCACTTATCGGCGGCGCAACTGCGGGCATAGGCAACGCCTCGGGCCTCAACAAAGCTATTGGCGGCGCACTCGGAAAAGCTGGCGGCGCACTCGGCCTTGGCGAAGCTGCGGCAAGTGGTCTATCTAACGCCGCAGGGGAGGCAACGGGCGACATCGTCGTAACAGGATTGTCGAAGGCGTTACAAGGCGCGGGTTCTGGTGTGCTGCAAGGTTTGACATCCGCTGCATCAAACAATTTAGGTGGCTTGACTGGCTACAAGACGCCAGCCGAGCAGTTCGCGCAACAGCCGTCACCGGTAGCCGAGCCTATGGCCCCTTACGACGGGATAAACGTAATTGCAAATAGAGCCGTAGCTCCTGTTCCAAATTACGGCGGCGCGCTGTCTGGCGTGTTCGAACCAATAGCCACAGACTTCTTGCCCAAGGGCGGACTGCCTGAACCGCTACCGTCGGAGCCTACGCCAACAGTAGAACCTACACCCGCAGACGACACTATCGTTGTCAGCGGGAACAGGGCTCCGCCAGTGTCGGGTTCTGGTTCGCCCTTCGGCGCAGCGTTCTCCATTCCCGTCAACGCGATGCTTTCGGGCGCATTTAACGCAGCGCAGCCCCTTCCGCAGCAACAGCCCACTGCGCAGGAACCAACGGCGGAAGACATCGAAGCGGCAAAGAACCCGATGGTCGTCACTGGCGGCGGACTGGAAAGTCTTACTCCAGATGAAATACTCCTCGCTTTGTCTGGCGTTGGTGGCCTTACCGCTGCCACGGCAGGCGGCGCGGGTGCTGGCGGTACCGCAGCGGCAAACGACATCGTCGTTACTGGAAGCGAAAGTCTTACCCCAGACGAACTGCTTGCCTCTTTGGGTGGCGCTCCTACCAGTCTGCTGCCTGACAACTTCTTTGAGCCACCATCGACAGACGTAAATAAGAAGCTCACCGCCAAAGACATCGCCGACTACTTGCGTCTCGCCAGCCTTGGCGTAAGCACCGTTGGCGGCCTCCTCGGTGACAAGGGCGGTGGCTCTGGCGGCATCATACCGGCAGGCATGGGCGGTCTTAGCTCGGTCTTCGGCAAGCAACTGCCTACGTCGACCCTGTTGGGCGGCGCTGGCGGTGGTGCGCTTCCTGCGTCCACACTGGCGGCACAAGGCTTCAACAGCCCGCAGAACTATTACCGCTACGGCTATGGCCCAGAGCAGAGCTTCTTCGACTACGCCACACAGGGCGCGCCGAACACCAGCCGCGCGTACACTGGCTACGAGGGCACGACGGCAGAGGACGCATTTGCACCGCAGCCAATGCGTATGGCCACGCCGCAGATTACACTACCGCAGCCGATCACGACGCCGATACCAAACAACCCCGCAGGCCCGTCGATGTACGCTCCAGAAGTTGATAGCATGCGCTTTGCGCGTGGTGGCTTTGCCGTCGAGGGTGCCGGTGACGGTCGCGACGACAAGATCCCCGCACTCCTGTCCGACGGCGAGTACGTCTTCGACGCAGAGACCGTGGCGCTACTCGGCAACGGATCTAACAAGGCGGGCGCGAAGTTGCTTGACAGCTTCCGCGTCAAAGTCCGCAAGCAGAAGGGTAAGAAGCTTGCCCGTGGTAAATTCAGTGATAACGCAAAGAGGCCAGAACAGTACATGGCCGGAGGACCAGCATAATGGCGCTTACAGACTTTCTCAATAACGGGCAGTTGCCCACTGGCTCGACGTTCAAGTCGCTCACCAGCGAGACCGTGCTGCCCGACTGGTACACGAACTACGCCATGCAGTTGCTGTCCAATCAGCAGGCCCTCGCCGCGCAGCCACTGCCGACGTATCAAGGCCCGCGCGTAGCGGAGTTCTCGCCAACGATGCAGCAAGGCTTCGGCATGGCCGGTCAAGCAGCCACTGCCTATCAGCCAGCCCTAAATGCCGCAACGCAGGCAACGCAGGGTGCGATCAACGCGCCGGGCGGCCTTGGCGCGGCCGCGCCGTACCTCGGTGCGGCAGGCGCATCGTCCGTGTCGAACATCGGCCAGTACATGAACCCGTACACGGATCAGGTCGTCAACCGCATTGGCGAACTGGGCCGACGCAACCTAAACGAAAACCTCCTTCCGGCCGCCGAGGGGCGCTACATCCAAGCGGGTCAGCTCGGCTTTGGTTCGCGCGACGAAAACATGGGCGGCACGCCATCGGGCATGATGACCGACACGGCGCGCGCCCTCCGCGACACAAACGCCGACATCCTCGGGCAGCAGGCGATTGCCCTTCGCAGCGGGTTTACCGATGCCACAGGCCTTGCGAGCACTGATTTGGCCCGCCAAGCCGCCCTCGCCACGACGGCAGGCAGCCTCGGCGGGCAGGATCTGTCGCGTCAGCTTGCTGGTGCAGGACAGCTTGGCGAACTCGGTACGGCTGCGCAGACACTCGGCATTACCGGCGCGGGCGCGCTGCAGCAAGTCGGTGCGGCGCAGCAGGGTCAGGCTCAGAAGAACCTCGACGTGGCATACGCCGACTTCTTGCGTCAGCAGGGCTACCCACAAGAGCAAATCAGTGCTATGTTGCAGACGTTCGGTGGCGTTGCCGCTGGCGTACCGAAGGCAAGCAGAGAAGAAGGCATCGTGCCACTCGGCTACCAGCCAGAGCTTAAGCCAAGCACAGGCGAGACAGTCGGCGGCGCGCTTGCAGGCCTTGGTGCCATATTGGGCAATTCGCAGTCTGGATCGGCGCTCAATAAGCTGTTGGGAATTAAATGATGTACGAAGACGACACCAGCGCCGAAGATCAAGCACAGGTAGCGGCTATGTCCAGCTTGGCGGCCAAAGGCGGCGACATCGACTTTGCGCAACTTGGCGACACAACAAAAGTGCCGGGCCTCTTGCAGGCGTTGTATAGGCAGCAGTTGAGCGCACAGACCGAGAAAGAAGCGTCCGACAAGAAGCGTTTTGAGGCTGGCGAGGCTCGCATCAAAGAGCGCTATCGCGGACCAACGCAGTCTGAGCAGCTCTTCATGCTATCCAAGGCGCTACTCGCACCAAGGAAGTACACGGGTATTGGTGGCACTATAGGCAAGATCTCTGGCGCTTTCAGCGACATCTCCGAGGCGGAGAAAAAGGCCCGCGATGCACGCGACGCACAACTGGCGGCGTTTCAGGATCAGTATATGGGAACAACTGGCGGTTACGCTGTCGACCGCGCTAAGACCGCAGCGGATTTCTTAGGAAAGGCAGCGCCGCTGTTGAAGCCGAAGACGCGCCGCACTGGGTTTAATCCGCTTACTGGTGACCTTACCGACATGGACACCAATGAACTTGTCGAAGATCAAAACCTGCCGGTGCTGACGCCGGAGCAGGCTCTAGTTGCAGCGCAAGATCCAAACAAAAAAGGTATGAGATTTCGCACGACCGACGGTCGCACAAGGGAGATAAAATAATGGCAAAAGACCCTTACGCAGCTTCTTCAAGCCCTGTCACTCGGGCTCCGTCAGCGAAGCAAGTGCAGGCTGGCGTTTCCTTAACTGGCGACCAGCTTAGCAATGTGCAAAAAGGCATCAACATCCAAACGGATACCGCAACGGCTCCGTACGCTGGGCCTAAAGCCCAAGCCGAACTGACGAATGCGAAACTTAAAACTCTCCTTGACATGCAAACAAACGCGCGTGACGACTTGAAGACGTTTGAAGGCTTGGACGAAGTCAAGATATACCGTCAGGGTATGCGGTATTTTACCGCAGCACTGGGTGTGCCTACAGGCGGGGAAGGCGATCAAGACCTCGTCACACTCGCCGCCAAGGTGCAAGATCCTACCGGCGCAGTTATGCAGGGCGACATCGAGCGTTACAATAACGTGCAAGTTGCCAAAGACTACCTTCCACAGTGGGCTTTGAACCAGTGGAATAACTCCGGTAAGTTCACGCCCGAAACGCGCAAAAGAATTATTGCCTTCATGCGCAATCGCATCGACACGTATCGGCTTCCTTACCAAGACCTGCGCAGCGCATTCTCGGGGCGCGCTGCAGCTTTGAACGAACAGTTGGCACCTATGGGTATCAAGCCTATTGCCATTGAGCAAGTACTTGGTTCGGACCCCTTAACTCTTTATGCGCCGAAGATTAACGCTTACGATAGGCAGGTAGAGGTTGACCGCGTTCGCGCAGAGCGTGAAGCTGGCGGACCGTCGGCTGACGTTCTTGCGGGCATACCTGAAGGCGCGCAGATTGCTGGGCAAGACATTCAAGGCTGGCGCTTTTCACCAGAAACCGAAGTTGACCTGAACGCAATCTCCACCAGCCCGAACGGGACGCCAGAGGCGTTTGCCAAGCTTCTTGCTGACAGGGCTGTCAGCGAGGGCCACGTTCCACCATCGCAGCGTGATGATTACTATCAGCAGGCGCTTTTGGACAACCAAGACTTTTTCAAGCAAACGCCAGAGCAGCGCGCAACCCCGCTTGCCATTGACTATCGCGAAGTTGACAAGGCCGCATCCGAGAACGCAGGTCTATTCGAGGGCATCGCGCAGCGTGTGCGCAACGCACCTGAAAGCGCTGTGCAGATCCTCGAAGGCGCGAGCGCTTTACCGAAGGATGTCGTCCTTAGCGCACTGACGGGCGAGCGAGCCGGTAGTGTTAAAACATTTACGGATCTCGCGGCCGAACTCGGTCAAGGCCAGTTCGACGGCCCTACGGTAACGGCCATGGCGGACGCCATGGCGGAGCGTTACGGGAGCTGGGATGCGTTCAAGCGTACGAGTATTAAAGATCCCCTTGGCCTCGCTGCCGACCTGTCTATTTTTACAACTGGTGGCGGGTCGCTACTAGCAAGATTACCGGGCAAAGCTGGTAAGTTCGGCGAGGGTGTAGCGACGGCCGGTAAGATTATGGACCCCTTGTCGGCAGGAATTAGCGCCGTAACGGAAGGCCTGCCTTCTGTGTACAACGCCGCCAAGAACCGCGCGCCCGGATTTACTCAGGGCTTTGAAAACCTGCCGAGTGAAGTCGTAGCATTCCCGTCTGGTGTGGGCGGCGCGTCGGTGCGCGAAGCGGCAGGCGCTGGCTTTGAGCGCGGAGCCCAAGGCGTAACGCCGCGCAGCGAGGCCTTTACAACGGCCATGCGCGGCGAAGTTGACGGCGAAAATCTCATCAGCACAGCACGTACCGCCGTTGAAAAAATACGCGAGAAAGCCTCCGATGCGTATCGTGCGGGAATGGCCCAGTTTGGTCGAGTTCCAACACCATTAAGCATAGACAACGTCCGCCTGCGCATGGGCAAAATCAAACCAAAGTCGTACGACACTTGGTCTGATCGTAAGGGCCCCCGTCCGCCTGACCACCTTGCGTGGGAACAGATGAACGACTTTGTCGAGGAGTACGCAGCGAAGGCCGCGAACAACCCAGACTTGCTACTTCCCCTTGAGCTGGACCAGTTCAAGCAGGATATGTTTGAAATCGGTTCTAAGATTGGCGGACAGTACGACCGAAAAGCTTCGCGCATTGCGAGCACTGCATACAACGCCGTGCGGCAGGAACTCGTCAAGCATGACGACATCTACGCCAAAACCATGCGCGATTACGAAACGGCAATCAAGCAAGCGCAGCAAATTGAGACTGAACTTGGCCTTTCGGCAGCTCGCGGAAAGTCGCCTAACGTATCGAGTGCAACGCGTAAATTGCAGGCCGCCGTCGGCCGCAACAACGCAAGCACAAACTACGGCCAGCGCGCTGAACAGGTCAACATCCTTAACGAACTTGACCCCGAGGGAACTATTATCCCAACACTCGCAGGCTCTAACGTCAATACGTTTAAGCCTCGCGGTCTCAACGCCGCCGTGACACTCGGCGCGGGTATTCCCGCCGCGTATACAAACCCATTAACTTTGCTTGCGGCACCGGCGTTTATGCCACGTGTTGTAGGTGAATTGGCGTACGGCACAGGCGTCGCAGCGGGCCTCGGCAAGCGCGGACTTGACGCGATAACAGGCTCGCCTGTCGGCAAGCGCATTGCGGACACTGGGTCAGATATTGCGGAGCTTTACAATAAGTACCCGCAGTTGTTCCTCGCCGAGGCACAACTTGGCACCAAATTGCAGGAAACCGAGCAGGAACGCTTGGAGCGCATGTATGCCGGTGCCATGCCGTCGATACCTGCCGATGCAAGTTTTGAGGGTTACGTACCGCCAGAGACGACACCGCAAGCTGCACCGGCAATGGTCGCACCAGCGGCGGTTGAACCGGCACCCGCAGCGGCACCCGCCCCAGTGGGTGAAGAAACTATTTTCACGGTTGGCGGCATAAAGGCCAAGTTCGATCCCGTGCAGAACGATTACTACGACATTAAGAACCCAAACAATCGCGTCAAAGAACTTGCAGACTTTGCCGATCCTCCTTTGGGCATGTATCGTGGTGGCCCCGTGCAGAGGTTTGGCAATGGTGGCCAGCCGAAGTCGAAAGGCTACGATTATGCCAATGCGGCTCGCACGTTTGGCCAAGGCCTGACCTTCGGCTTCGGTGACGAGATCGAGGCACGCTTGCGCACACTCGCGTCCAAAGACCCAAACGCATACCGTAAGGAAGTCAATCGCATTCGCATGATGCAGGAGCGTTACGGCGAAGCTAACCCCAAGATGGCTATGGCGCTTGAGGGCGCAGGCATGATCGGCGGGTCGATGCTTGCACCAAGCCTTGGCGGCGCGCGGGTACTCGCAAGTGCACCTCGTGCGGCACGCTTCCTTGCCGGTGCGGCCGACGACTTAGGCCAAGGCGCGTTGTACGCCGCAGGCCAAGCACGGACGATGCGCGACGAGCCTATGAGGGACAAAGCTGGGCGGGTACTGCGGGATAAAGCGGGTCGCCCCATTCTGGGTGGAGGTGTCGCGAGTACGATCCGCGAGGAGGCCCCGATCAACGCCGCGTTCTACGCCGGAGCGTCAGGCGCAGGTGCGGCCGGTAAGTACGCCGTGAAGAAAGCAGTTGGCACCAATCGTGGCTACCAAGCTGCGCTGACTGCCAAGCGTTTACTCGGAAAGAACTAAGGAGTGGCCAGAGGTCCGAAACGACTTGCTGTTGAGGGCGTACTGCGCGCCGCGTCGGACTATATCCCCGACGCCATTGAGACGCCGCTGCGCCGCGCGCTTGGCGTTGACGTGCCAAGAACGGCGCGTGCGGCCGTAAAGCCTACTATGGCGGTAACGCCGAGGAAGGCTAAACCGTTAGCCGTACCTCGCCCCGCGCCAAAGCCACTTGCGCTACCTGCGCCGCCAAAACAACTTGCGCTCCCCGCGCCGGGGCCAAAACTTCCACGCTTTGCCGCCAAGACAAAAGGCGGCCAGTGGTTTGTTGATAAAAGCATCGGGGGGCAAACAGCGTCTGATCTTGGCGTAAAAGTCGCACAACTGCCGGACGACGGCAGGTGGGTAGTGTTGAACGATAGAACACCGATAATATTCAACAGCGAGGACGAGGCTCGCGCAAAGGCCCAAAGTCTCGTTGACGAAGTTAACCCGAACCGCTCACCAGAAAACGCAGCACGCCGTATCGCGGACAACAGTCTACGCCTTGCCCGCGACGCTTCTGGACCCCTGAGCGAATTGCAAAACTGGTTCCTTCGCGCAGCCCCGCGCTACATTAAAAATGAAATGGGAACCCCTGACGATCCGATGCGCGCGCTGGCCGAGCGCGATGCGCTTCATGTTGCACTGTCCCCTGACGAGTGGTCGGACGCAGCGTCAGGCGCGATCAGCAGGCAACAAATTGGCAGCGCCCTTGGCATCGACCAGCTTTATACACCGGCTGGCTCCGACCCAAGGGCGGGTTATGATTACGGCGCGTCCCTAGCCGTGAACATGCCGTGGCTCAAAAAGGCTCCAGTTACTGACGAGCTATACGGTATCAGCGATACATATGCCTTGCAGGACAAGATGGGCATGGGACACATGCTTGACGAAATGCGTAACGCTATGGACCCCCGCAGCGGTTTGCCAAGCGATCTGGCCGTGCGCCCCGAAAGCCTCGGACGCATGGGTCTGGCGCAGGCGGCTGAACGCGTCGGTCTAATCAACCAGTTCCGCGTCAAGGAGATGGAGCGCGCGGCGTTGGACGCGCAGAACAATCCCGTAACGCACGTCTTCAAAGATTACGCCGACGATAACCCTATGGGTCTGAAATGGGTCGAGATGGCACCACCAAAGACTGACGGCCCAACTAATTACGACGTTGAGGAAGAGTTGCGTAAGGCGCTCAAGTACGAGGGTGACACGATGGGCCACTGCGTCGGCAACTATTGTCCCGACGTTATGGAAGGCCGCTCGCGCATCTTCTCGCTGCGTGACGCCAAGGGCGAGCCGCATGTGACGGTTGAGACACGCCCACACCGCGTTTCTGGGTACTATGATTTACCTGAAGACGATAAAGACATTATCAATAACACGGCTTGGGATCAGATACTTAAACTTAACCAACCAAACCACTGGGACGCCGAAGGTAATATTAGCTTTGAGGGTGAGGATGCTCTTCATCAAATCCGCGACACGATTGCGCGTGAAGAGTACGCCCCTATTACCTCCTTTCCTGACGAGATCGTCCAGATCAAGGGCAAGCAGAACCGCGCGCCCAAGGACGACTACCTACCCTTTGTGCAGGACTTTGTGAAAAGCCAGAACTGGGCAAACATCGGCGACATGCAGAACACGGGTCTCGTGCGCCTACCTGATGGCCGCTTCATCACAGGGCAGCAAGCTGAAGAAATTATCAGCGCAATCCCTGAGACAACAGAAATGGTGCGCGGGTTTGCAAGTAGCGAAATGGTTCCGATGCGTCGTGTTTACGACCCCACGGGGCTTGACCGTTTGGACCCTGAAGAGTGGCAGGCAATCGCTCAACACTTTGAAGGCTACGCCATCGGCGGTCGTGTAGACGCCAACCGCGATTTCAGCTATAACCCACTTACTGTTAGACGAGGTCGATAAGCATGGCAAAGCGCAAAAGTCCTAAACGAATGGTTGTCGAGAGTGCCATAGAAACCGCTTCCGATTACATTCCTGATGCGCTTGAAAAGCCGGTGCGCAAAGCACTCGGCATGTCGGATCTTGCGGTTAAGCCGACAAAGACCCCCGCACCGAAGACACCACTCGCGGCTAAAGCAGAACCAAAAGTAGGTGCACCAACCAAGCCACCGGCCAGTAAAAAGAAGAAGAAGCCGCTTGCCGTAAAGACGGAAAAGACATCCGCGCCAACCACGCAAGCCCCGTCCAAACAAATAGCAGGTGCCCCGCAAGGTGTTACAACGCCCGAACAAGAAGCCGTCTTGCGGGAGAATTACCGGCAAGCGGTCGAGAAAGGCAAACAAGGCGCGCTTTGGTATGACGATAGCGGCAAAGCTATTATGTCGCACGTCGGCGAAGATCCCGAAATGGCACGCAAGGTAGCGGGCAATTTTTCCGTTACATCGTCAAGCACGGGCGTAAAACCCAACACTGGCTTTACCGTAAAGGGCCACAACCAAATTATTTCAGGCGATCCGGTGAACACTGGCCGTTTCCCTACGGCGATGGGCGCTGGCATCACCGATGTGTACAATACCAATGGCGTTGCCACTGGCCTAAAGCGCGGCCCGTTTGAACAGCAGCTCGCTATCGGAGGCGGATTTGCCGACCCGAGTATCGACCCCCGCGCCGTGCACGACATCTGGGACATGCGCGTGTGGGGCTATCCGGGAAAGAACGGAAAACCCTACGAGGGCACGGCCACCGAAGCGCAGCACCGTTGGATGGACGACCAAATCAACCAAGTTATCCCGACACTTTCGGAGCAGCCATTCGATTGGACAACGGGACGCGTGCAAGGCGCGGGTTGGTCCGGCGGAAAGATTGACGCGGGCGAAATACAACCGAACGAGGCTGCGTACAGTTACGCGGATGACCTTCCGAGGCACTACGGACAGGGCTCGCGCGAAACCATCTTCGGTTCAAACACCGGCATCATGCCCGAGCTTGCTGAAGCGCCACTTGCATTAAAACAAGAATTAGACGACCGCGTCGCGGACGTGGTTTACGACCAAGCAGCCCGCGACCGTATCGCACTCGGCTTCGGCGCGCTTACTGGGCCTCGCTTCCAAGGGCCCGGCGTGTACGAGGGTGTCATCAGCCCCGGAAGCCAAGCGCAGTACGCCTTGGGCACAAACACCATTAAAAAGGGCATGGAGACCGACGATATTCCAGTAGGAAAGGCTATCGATCCGTCTTCAATGAACCTTATGAAGGCGATTGAGGCTACTTACGGCCTCATGACGGGTCAGAAGGCCATTGCAGGTAATAAGCTGTTCAAAGACGTTCCTGTAGGCTCCAGAAACGCCGTCGAACTTAACTACGGCCAAACGATTGACGACGACCGCGCTAAAGTCCTTTCAGACCTCCAATCAAGACTTGGTGTCGACCCAGAAAGCATGGGCATCATTTCAAGCCCGCAAGGCGTTCGCCTTCCTAACTTTGGCATGGACCCCGCCCTCTTCAAAAAATATGTTGAAGCAGCCGCCAGTGAAACTGGATCCGCCAAACCAGAAGGAGGCTTCTTCCACGGCATGTACGCGGAGAACCCTTGGGAAACTGACGCGGGCCGTTACGGTCAATCGTACCTAGATATCATCAACGCGCGTCCCGAGTACGTTTCGGCGTTCGACAAAGTCGCGCCAGATTTGGCCGCAAAATTGCAAGAAACGTACCGGAACTTTGGCAAGGAAAACCAAATGGTATTGCCAGAATATTTTGACGAAATGCTAAGTGCGGTCGCCGGTGGCGGTGAAAAGGAACTTCGCGATTTAATCCGCAAACGCGGGTTCGCAAAAGGTGGGTCCGTTGATGGCGTTGTTACTGGCCTTCAAGAACTTCTGGAGAAGTACGCTTAATTTCCGCCTTGGCAATCGCCTTGTATTTTTCAGTGTCGTAATACTTGCTGATGGTTTTCACCGTTGCCGGTACACTTGGTTGTTTTTGTGCCCACAGTACAAGCGAGTAAATCTCGTCGCAAAGGTCGCGCCCCTCGCAAAACTCTAAAAGTTTGCGGTGCGTTATCGCATCAAGTTCTATAGACACCACTCCGTTTGGCACCGGCGCAAGCACCTCACCCTTTTCATCCTCGGCGCGCCAGATGGCTACCGCGCAGGGCACGCAAGCATCAATCAAAATGCCGTGCTCACAAATATCACTTCTCATTTTTCTTCCTCTTCAATGCTTCCAATAATATCTCCTGCACGCTCTTCTTCGACGACAGTCGCTCCATGACCATGTCGTCAACCGTGTTGCGCGCGAGGATCGGGTAAATATGCACGGGGCGATCATAGCCCGCCTGCTTCTGGCGCATGGGCCCGATGCGTTCGATGATCTGCATGTGCTCTTCTAAATTCCAGTTAACGCCGAAGAAGGCAAGTATGTTCCCGCCGTCTGCTAAATTCAATCCGTGCCCCGCCGACGCAGGGTGAGCGAATAGTAGCGGCACCCGTCCGGCGTTCCACTGCCTGATCGTATCAGGGTCAGCGTCCAGCACCCGACCTTGACGGAAACGAGCTTGTAGACGTTCGAGATCGTGCTTGAAGTTATAGGCCACAATGACCGGCGCTCCGTTGGCCTCCTCGATAATGCTCTCCAACGCATCCAGTTTCGCGGCGTGCACATCCTCCCACACTCCCTTGTCATTCGTGTATATGGCCCCGTTGGCGATCTGCAGGCACTTCTGCGTGCGAACCGCCGCATTGGGTGCCTCGACACCCTCCTCGTTTATGATGGCAAACATCTCCTCTTCCATCTCGGCATACGCAGCGCGCGCCTTCGACGGCAGGTCGACGTAGACTGACGTCGTTATTGGCTCGTCGACCCGCAGGCCTTTGACCGTCAGGCAGATGTCCTTCAATTTCTCCTCTACTTCACCCTGCGAGTGGGCGTGCGGCACGAGGCTGTAGCCATCGTACCCCTTGCGGAACCAACGGCTCTCGAAGGCACTGAACGTCTTGCCCAGCCGCTCGCCTTGGTCGAGAAACCAAATTTGCCCCCAAAGGTCTTTGACGCCGTTTGGCGCAGGCGTCCCTGTAAGCCCTATGAAGCGCGTCACGTGCGTGTGGGCTACCTGACCCAGCGCACGTGCCCTCGACCCACCCTGACGGATGCGGTAGGACTTCAGGCGCGTGAACTCGTCGGCCACCACGGTCTTGAACGGCCACGCGTCACCGAGTGCGGTCCGTAGCCAAACAAGATTGTCGTAATTCGTGCAGTAGAGGTCGGCTGGCGTGTCAAGCGCAGCCTGACGCTGCTTCGGCGTGCCGGTGATGACACTGACGCGCAAGTGCGACAGGTGCGGCCACTTCGCCACCTCGTCAGGCCACGTCGACTTGGCGACGCGCAGCGGTGCCAGCACCAGAACAGGGAATACGTCCTCGACCGTCGACAGGTTGTCGAGTGCAGTCAACGTGGACACGGTCTTGCCGCCGCCCATCGGCATCCACAAAGCGGAACGGCGCACCTTGTACAGGTGCGCCATAGCCTCTTTCTGATAGTCGTGTGGCTTGAAGGTCATTTCACCAACTGTAGTAGCGCCAGTGTCTGGCACTGCTCGTATGTGAGCTTCGGCGCGCGTTGCCAGATGGCGTCTGCGCGCGTCTCGATCTCGTCGGCCAGTGCGTAGGCTATGGCCTTGAGCTCTGCTTTGGTGCGTTTCTTGCTCATGCCGCGATCTCCTGCTTTTGTACGCGTTCGCGGTACCGCAATTCGCTCTCTATGAAATTAAGCGTATTTTGAAGCGGTGTATTGCGAGGTACACCATTACTGCTGACTAGATTATAGCCTGCGCGGATCTCGGCTTGATACTCGGCGGCGCGAGCCTTGAGGGTGTCGGTTAAAATTGCCATGTCGTTTACTCCTGAAAAGGTGGGGAGCCGAAGCCCCCCGTTGCTGATTAAAAAGGAAAATCTGCTTCTGCGTCGTAAGACGGAAGGGCCCGAGCCGTAGCGCGAGCTGCTGCGCGAGCGGCACAATCCGCCTCCCAAGCAGCGCGATCCAGAGCTTCAACGCCCTCGTACGCGCACTCATCAAGATAATCGCAATAAGCTTCGCCATTATTAAAATCGGCGGCATCGCCATACGCTTCGCGAACATAATCATAACGAGCGTTAAACTCATACTCGGCGTCTTCGTTACGGTAATCAAACATTTGGTAGTTCCCTTCGTTGCTGATGCACCCTAGTGGCACATGCAATCACAGGTTGCAACCCCCAATTCGCACTTTTTTTATGATTTCGTCGATTTCTTCCTTGCTGGTCGCAATAAACACCGGAATGCCGTAGTTCTGCATGCGCTGGATCTCTTGCTGCTGCACCTTGCTGACGCGGTCGCCGTCCGCCTTAATCTCGATGAAGGCCGCGTTGGGCCACGTCCACCACACAAAGCAGTCAGGGCAGCCGTTACGGCCCTCCCATCGCACTTTGCGGTACTGACCCCCACTCTTCTGCACGACGTGCTTCAGGTGGTCCTGTAGCTTGCCTGCGGGCGTCATGCCTCAGTCCAATTCACTTGGCTGCAGGTCCACCGGCTTGTCGTCAAGCCAACAGTCGATGATGTAGTGCAGGTACGCGCGATCAGCATCGCACTTAGCCTTTGGCCTTCCGCCCTTGACCAGCACAGTCGCCGTGTCGGCGTTGGCGGCCTCAAAGCACAGTTCCTTGGTCAGGATCAGCTTGCGGGGCGTGTCAGCGTTGAAACTGAACGACGCGCCACCGTCCGGCTCCATAAATCCATACAGAAATGTGATGTTGTATTCGTTGTATTCGGCTGCCATAATTTTACTCCTTGCGATAGCGCAGGCCTTCAAAGCCCGCAGCGGACAATGGCAGGCCTATCGACCAACTCGGGTTCGTTGACATCATTGTCGCCAGCACGTCGGCCTCGTACCCATTGTGGTTGGGCACTTCGCACACAAGCTCATCGTGCACGCGCAGGACGACTGGGTAGTCGTTCTCCTCGGCGCGGCGCATACCCGTCATGAAGACGTCGCGCGCCACGGCCTGCACGATGTTCTCAACCAGCTTGCCGTAGTACGTCTCCTGCAGCTCCCACTTGCGCGTAAACTGGTTCAGGCCCTCGTACATAAGCTTGCCGCCCTCGTCGATGTGCATGTCGCGGTAGCACAGGTAGCGGCCGGACGGCAGGCGGCAGCGCACGTACCAGACGCCGTCGGGCCCCTGCATGCGGTCGAAGCGCGCCATGTCCTCGCGCACTGCGAAGCTCTCGCCTTCCTCCCGCACGGCCGAACGCGCCGCGCCCTCAATGTCGTACCAGAAGCGCTTCGTCGCAGGGTGCGCCTTACGCCACGCATGCACGATGCCCATAATGGTCTCGTCGTCCATCGCATCGAACACTGCGCCGCCCATCTTGCGATAGGCACCGAGGCCGCCGCCGTAGCCTCCTGCCAATTCAGGCACCTTGCCCTGCGTCTGGCGCTCGGACTTCGTCACGTCGAATGGATCCTTGCCGAGGATGCGCCCAGCGGTAACCTTGTACAAGTCTGCGCCCTCGCCTCGGTCGTAGGCCTTGAAGGCCTCGATCTTCCACTCTTCGCCCGCCATCCACGCAAGGACGCGACCCTCGATGTTGGACAAGTCGGCAATGGCAAACTTCTTGCCCTTGGCCGCGACCAGACAGCCGCGAACGGCAAAGGCGCAGCGCTCACTGACATTGTCGTAAATAAGGTCTTCGCAGTCCGTCTTGAACGCGACGATTGTCTGCTCCTGCGCCACGCCGTCAAACCAGTCAGGCGAGCGGGGCAGGTTCTGCGGTTGAAAAATACGCCCCGCGTCACGGCCTGTACGAGCCGCGCCGCAGAACTGCATCGTGCCGCGCAAGCGACCGTCAGTCGAGGCTGCGTCCATCAGCGCGCCGTACTTGGCAGGCGACGTGGCCGAGGCCTGCTGCCGGATCTCAAGCAGCTCACGCGTCAGCGGATCTAAATCGCTTTTCATGAGGGTCTCGACGGTCGCCTTCGTCAAGTCGTCCAGCTCAAGGCCGCGCACCGTGCGCAGGTACTGCAGAAGCTTCTCGCGCTGCGTTGTGTTCGGAACCGCGCCGCCCGTCAGACTGGCAGCACGAGCGGCCAAAGATCCAGAAGCTCGTCGAAAAGCTCGGATTGCTGCCTTGGCGAGGTCAACATCGACGGCGATACCACGGTCGTTAATTCCTTGGTCAAGTCGCCAAAGGTGGCACTCACCATGTGTATAATTCCATCTTGGTAGGCGTCCGTGTATGTTTCGCATTGCGTCCACATCCAGCCGGGCGTACTCGGTAAAATTCGACCAGTCATCTGCATGCGTCTCCGCCGTTGCTCGCCGTATTTTCCAGTTCCTTGGACACGGCTTCGTGAACAATTGTATCAGCTTTTTACCCGACTTGTCTTTAGCTTTATCGACTGGGACACCAAGAATGTCACACAGCGTCCCGAGGGACGCAGGCAGGCTGTGCGCCAGCGCCATGACCATCGTGTCCTCGATCTTGTCGAGGGGCACGTGCACGCCGCAATGGCGCAACACAGTGCGGTCGAACGCGCTGTTGTGGATGACTACCATGTCGGCGGTGTCGATCAATGCCTGCAGGCGCTCACGCCAGTCAGGGTGGCCCTGCGTCAAGTCCCACACGTCGGTGGGCTGGTCGTCTACTGCGACCGCCACAAGCAGCACCTCCGCCTCTTCGGCGTAGCGGTGCGCGCCGTGCTTTATCGGCACGGTGCTGTATGTTTCAAGGTCAAGCCAAAGTGTAGTCACGCTGATACGTCCTCCATTCTGGTGAGCCGCGCGCTCGTGTATCAGCAACGCAGGAGCACCCGCACCACGCGCGGCTCGCCAGAATAGAGGTGCGTTGGTCTAAGGGTGGATAGCAGACCAACGCACCAGTCTTATACAGTTAGAGCAGATCCATGCCAAGAGCCTTTTTGTAGGTCTCCAATATGGCTTCCATTTCCGCACGGTCATCCGCTTCCATCTTCCGCAGGCGGACGATTTGTCGCATGATCTTCGGGTCAAAGCCGACGGCCTTGGCCTCACTGTAGACGTCTCGAATATCCTCCGAGACGTTTTTCTTTTCTTGCTCCATATGCTCAACACGCTCGATTAAGAGGCGCAGTTGCTCTTCACTGGAGTTGTGACCGATTACGCTCACAGGACGTCGTCTACGTCTGCCTTGGCCTTAGCGAAGGAAGCAAACTCGTCCGCCGATGCCGCACCAGATCCGCCGCCGAAGCTTTGGCCTTCGCCTGTCAGCATGACGCCGCGCAGCGAACAGTTTATGCGACGGCCCCACTTGTTGTCCTGTGCCCAGACTTCGATGGAAGCGTTCACAACCGCGCCGCTAAACGCCTTGCGGGTGATCTCGGCCTTGCCAACGACGGGCTCGCCGTACTGGTCGTACACGGACGGTTGAACCGTCGCGTTACGGGTGCCGAGGTAGAACGTCTTTTCAAAGCCAGCGTAAGGCTCGCCAGTCTTATTCGACCGGTACTCGCGACGTGTGTACGCAACCTTGCCGTCCTCGACAAGCTTGGCCAGTACAGTGTCGGCCTTGTCCTTCCACGCCTCTTTCGCCTCGGCCGTGATGGCCGCCTCGATAAGCTTGGAGTTTTCGGAGTTTGGCTCGATAGGGAACTTGGCACCATATGCCGGTTCACCCTCGCCGAATGCCTGTGGTTCGCCCAGTGCGGGGAAGGCAAGCGTTACGTTTTTGAGCAGTACTTGAGTAGCCATTTTACATTATCCAATCTTCAGTTTGCAGTTAAGTCTCGGAAATCATCCAAGACAGGTTTTACGTCCATTGCTGGACGCTTATCGGTGGCGAGTGCCACTGATGGTTTGCCGTCGCTACGGGTGATTAGCTGTTCAGCCTTCGCCCACCGCTTCGGATTTGGCTTCAATAGCTTCTCGGCCTTAGTGGCGCTGATCAGCTTGAAGTCGTACATCTCCTCTTGACGCAGTCGGAAGCTCTTGAAGAGCTGCTCGACGGCACCCTCGTCTGACCACGCGCGGTTACCCTTGCGCCCCTCGACAAGCTTGTAGCCGTCAACGGTCTGGCCCGCAAGCAGTCTTCGCTCAACTTCGGCGCGCACTGCCTTGCACCAATCCTCGACCAAGCCGACCTTCGACATGGCCATCGGCAGGTAGTTGTCGCCGGTCTGGCTGTCGACCACTTGCGGTACGAAATCATCCAACGTGGCTGCGCCAAAGACGATCTCGGTGACTTCCGCGAGCAGGGCTGAACACGTTGCCTTGGCCTTGCAGAAGCGGCACTGCTTCTCACCGGCGTTGAACGTCGGCTCTTCCCAGCGGACGGTGTCGGCCGCATCCCTAGCAAGGCTACCAAAGATATGTAATTCACTTACCGGTATCTCCCACTCGCTGACGTGGTTCAGGCGTGGCATGTGGATGACCATGCCGACGCGCTCAAAGTCCGTCACGAGGCTGTACTCCTCCAACGCGCCAAGGGCATAGAGCTGGAGCTGCTCGTTATGCTTCGCGTCGATACGAACCCCCATGCCAAACTTAAGGTCGATAACCTCAATCGTCTTATTTGGGATGTCGATAATCACGACGTCGCTGGTGCCGGTGGCACCATCCTCGCCGGTAATGTGCCCGATGGACAGCTTGCACTCGACGTGCAGACTTTTACCAGTTGCACGCTCACGGACAAAGCGGACGTAGTCATCGACGTACTCGGCCATGTCCTTTGTGATCAGCCACAGCACGTCCTCGCCGTGATCGTCAAAGGCAATCTTCTTGCCGACATAGTCACTGGCGTAGCTGCCGCTGTCTTCAAGCACCATAGCCGCCAGCTCGTGCGCCGCCGTGCCCTCGCGGGCGTAGGCACTGCTTGTGTCGGGTATGTCAGCCTCTAGGGTGACACTGCCGGGGCACGCCATCCAACGATGGGCCCCCGACGGTGATAGCTTTGCGTGTGCCATTATAGTTTATCCTGCAATGCTGCGACCAGCTCGGGCCAACGTGCGGGGTCGAGCTGCGACGCGCGAGCGACGCCGAACTGCGCCAAGATCTCCTCGACGACTGGCTTGCCCTTTGTCTGCACCACGGCCAGTACGACTGGCGTCACGTCGGTTTCAAACGACAGCGTTTCAGAGACCAATGCCGCAGGGGCAACGGTAGAAAAGGGTTCCGCCGTCGTTGGCAGGCTCTCGATAACATCCGCAACTGGGGCACTCTTGCGGGCCAGAGTAGGGTCCACGGGTGCCGCTTCGGCTACCTCCGCACTAAGTTGCGCGCGTAGTTTCTCCGCAAGTTTATGTGGCGCATCGGTAGCCTCCCACCAAACGCCAGCGCTGTTACGTAAACGGTTACCAAGGGCCAGTAGCTTGTCGGCCACTTCGGGGATGCTGTTCCCCGTTACTTCAATCTTAATCATGCTTTTGCTCCTTTTTCAGTTCTTCAATAATATCGTCACGCGTGGTGAGCATAAGCTCAAGCACTTCGATTTTCTGATGCAACTCACCAATCTTATCATCGAGGCGGTTGGCGTCGCGTTCAAAGTCGTCAGCGCGTTCCTTCAACTCTTCGACCTCCTTCTCATTTTCGAACAGCACTTCTTCCAGACGCTCGGCCAGCACGACGGCCAGCTCTGCGGTAGGGTTGTACTTCGCCCGTTCAAAAAGGCCGGTGTCTCCGCGCATGCGGTAGTAGCTGCGATCCATTAAAAGTTCCACGGTTCTGCTCCTTGTTGTTTTGCAAGCTGGCGCGCCTCGCGCTTGCCTGACACTGTGAATGCGGCCACGTTCGAACGGCGTCCGTCTGTGATCCGGTTGATGTAGAGGGTCGGCGGGTACTTGTTAGTACCCGACGTGTACTCTGCGGCCAAAATGCTGTCAGCCATTATGCTTTCCTCGCTACGATCTTGAGGACAGTGTAGCCCTTGGCTACTTTCTGGTTCTTGCTGAACCAGCGACCGTCGACGCCTAAGTCGCGCAGCTTGGCTTCGGCAGCCTTGGGGCAGAGCGACAAACGCTCGGCCACTTCGCTGACGGTAGCGCGGAAGAGGTCGCCCTCGTGTGCGCCGACGCCAAGAGCCTTAAGCTCGGCTTCGAGGAACTTTGAGATCTCCGACAGGCGGGCGATCTCGGCCTTGATGTCACCGAGCCGGTCGGCTGGGTGGACGTTACTGATGGTTGCTAATACGGTCATATTGGGTACTCCTTGTTGCTGAGAACCCCCGTATGAACCATGCAAACACGTATTGCAACACTTATTTGCATTATTTTACTCGTAGAAGATTATTTTTCCGCCTTCCAAACGCAACGGGCCGTCCTTCTCCTTGCTAAGTGCCTGAATTGCGCGAGTTACAGACTGCCTGCGCGTGTCGCGCTTGCCGTCCTCTGGTGCCTGCAATGCGGCCACGGCACGGTCGATTAACTCCACTGCGCCGACAATACTTTGCTCGCCGAACAGTGTCATAATCTCCAACACGTGATTTTCTACACGTCCGCGACGCTTCAGACCCAGCCGCTCTTCCTCGACCTTGGTCTGCAATTCCGCTGGCACGGCGACGCAGCTCGTGATGATGTCACCGTCATTGTCAATGCCGACATCGACGACTTCAAGCCGGAAGGGCCAGCGTATGCCGTCCTCGCCGTCCTTCATCTTCTCGAGGATGATCTCGCGCTCGCCGTTCTCGTGGCGGACTACCTCGATCTGGACGTCGGCTGCGGCCTTCAGGCCCGACCAGCCACGTACGCCCTTGCTGAGATCCTTACCGGCGTGCGCGACGACGAGGTTCATGGCACCCGTTGCACCGTGCAGGAGCTTTAGGTTTGCCAGCGCGCGGCCCATGTCCTCGGACGTGTTTTCATTCGCGCCCGGCGTTACCTGCGCGAACGTGTCAATTACGACCACGTCGATTGGGCCGATGTTATTGATCTCGGCCATCACCTCGGAGATTTCGTCGTTGTCAAGGAAGTTCGGTGCTGCAGGGATGACGTGCAGGTCGACGCCGCGCAGGTCGAAGTCATGGTAGCGCGCGTATGCCTCGCCGCGCTTGCCAATGCCCCCTGCACCCTCTGCGGCAATGATCACAACACGGCCACGCGTCGTGCGCCGCTCGCGCCACGCCTTACCGCGCGCGATTGAGAACGCCAGATCGAGCGCCACGAACGTCTTGCCAGAGCCAGACGCGCCGAACAGTACGCCCAGCTCGGCCTTGGGCAGCACACCCTTTATCAGCCACTCCATCGGCGGTGCAAGTGTCAAGTCGTAGATCGGCACCGGACCGAAGCGGCCTACACTTTTGCTGGGCAGCTCGGCCAGCAGCACCTCGGCCTTGGCAAGCACGACCTCGCGGTTGTCCGGCTCACGGTAGCCAGCCTCCTTTGCCATCTTAATGACGGAGCGCATGGTGGTCAGTTGCTTGCCTGTGCCGCCCTTGAAACTGTCCCACTGGTGGCGTAGGGCCTCGGTGCTCGGGTACGTGTCGCCGTCACTCGACCACTCGTCCCACAGCTCGAAGCCGGTGTCATCGCCGTCGGTCTCATGATGTAAGGCAAAGCCAATGCGCAGCCACGGCTCTCGGCCCATGCTCGGGTCGAGCACGGCCAGTAGGTCTTGCATCTTGGTCACAGTCAGGCCGAGGCGTGGCTCACGTCCGGCCATGAAGTCGTCAGGGTCGAACGTGTTGTTCGTACGCGCACCGAAGCGCCTGTCGCACAGGGTGCGCGTTGCTTCGTCAACGTCGGCGATTGTGTCCTGATGGCCGAGCACGTCGCAGACAGGCAGTATGTTGCCGGTGAACGTGACAAAGCCGGACGAGCTGAACGTCTCGAAGCCGTAGTCGTCCATCGTCGTCGGGGACTTGTGGTTGCCCAGATCCCCCTTCAACGCGGCGCGGATGCCCTTGCCGCTCGGACTAAACTCGGCGTACGTGCGGCTGACGATGCCGCCGATCTCGGCTGGCATGTTACCTGCGGGGTCGACGCAGTTGTCAAAGTCGAGGAACGTGTAACCGAAGTCGGCCAGTGGGGCAAAGCCCACGCCGTCATAGCCCATGCGTGCTGCGGCCTCACGCGCTGCGAAGAAGGTCGACAGGCGTGCGCGGTCCATTGGACTGCCTTGTTCGCCGTGACGACGTGTGCCGTCGACCCAGTAGGGAACCTTGCGCGGCTTCGCTTCGCCAATGAAGGGTTCAAAGCGCCAGAGCAGCCAGCCCTGCACTTCGTGCAAAGGCTGCGGGACTTGCACGGCGCGTACTGATGGTGTGATGGGTTGCACGTTCTCCACGTCTACGCGTTCAGAGTTAGTGTGTCGGCTACGTCGGGTCGCACAAGGGTGAGCATAGGCTCACCGAACAGCGACTGAACGCGCGCGGCCTTATCCAGCGGCACGTAGCCGCGCTTCTTCCAATGGTACACGGCTTGGTGCGTGACGCCCATCGTCTTTGCGAAGGAGATCATGCCGCCGCCTGCTTGGATGGCTCGGTCGAGTGTTGCTTCAAACATCAAAAATTTGTCCTTTACGGCCGATGCGGCCCGTCTCTGGGTTGCGGAAGTGCGCGCGCTTGATGAGCGACTTGTTGGCCGCTAGGCGTGCCTCTGCAATGCGGTTCTGTGCGTTGGCTATTTGCAACGCCGCGTTTAATTCGGCGTTGTAACTTTTAAGATTTGCGATTTCACACCAAGGCCATATTTTCATTTCGGCTCTCCCTCGTGATTGACTTACGTTGTAACGTCCTGCCGTGCAATAGAGTTTTGCAGTTGCTCGCGGTTCTTGAAGAATTTCATCAGTGCGCGCAGCAGATCGTCCGAACCCTGCTTGGCTTGGCGGCGTAGGCGTTGGTCCTCGGCGGTGGCAGGCATCGGCTCGCGGCTCTGCGCACGCTCGGCCCTCGCCGCATCCTTGTTGGACGTCTTCTTACGCAACTCGGTCACGCGGTCTATGTCGACGTGGAAGTAGTCGGCGATGGCCTTGTCTTCCGTTATGTATGAGCAGGCACGCTTGATGTCGACGTCGCTCACTCTGAATGTCTTTGTCATTGGTCCCAATCCTTCACGTCTTTGAACATGCGGGCTATCAGCCAGTCGATGATGCGGTGTATTATTCCCACCAGTCGTCCTCCATATCTTTGCGCTCCTGCGCGGTTGTCGGCGGGGCTGTCGCGATCAGGTAAGCGGTCAACGTCCAGACTGATATGACCAATAGGAAAAGCCAGTTATCTGCGGTCATTTGCTTTGCTCCCGCAATGCTGCGGCCATTACGGCAGGCGAGACGTGCCTGTAGTCGGTCGCTAGGTGATCGGCGCGCTCCATCTCAATCCCACGCCGAATGCCTTGTTCGACGAGGTGCATCCAGATAGTGTCGTCCCACGCGCCGGACACATATAACGCCCAAGTGTCCGTATCGCCTTTGGCGTCTTGCTCGGCACAGATTTGCCGTGCGGCGTAATTAATGTCTCTATCGATCATTTGCTTATCCCAATCTGGTTATGAACGCGACACCGCCGACAGTGCGTACCTTGTAGCAGCGACCCTTTCGGATGCCGTACTGGCTGCAGTTGCGCGATATACGTTTCGGGTCGCCCGGCTTGTCTGCGGGCATGCTCACGGTCTCGCCGATGGCGATGTCGCCCATCGGGTATGTCATCGGCCTACTCATTCGGACTGCCAGACTTGCGTTGATGTCATGATGTCGGTCGGCCAGCCTGTGTCGATGGTGAAGCTGCGCTCCTCAAAGAGCAGCCTGTTCGTTGGTCGAATAAGCAGTCGGTCGCCTGTAGTTCTCATAAACATAAACTCCTTACTCTGCTCTGGTGCTGCGCTGAACCCGTCACTGTGCGGGCATGCGGTGAATAGACACGTTGCGCGGCTGTCTGTGCCATCGTAACGCGCCGTTAATTCTGTTAGATAATCGTAGCGTATCACGTCGAACTGCGTGCCGTAGCAGTCCCACACTTGCGCCTGCTGCAGGGACCAGTCGGGCTCTGGGCAGGCACTGAAGGCCAGTGCGTGCGGTGGCAGGTTGCGGTACACCGCGCCGCACTCGAGCATGACGTGACAGCCCCACGCTCGGTTCGGTGTTGAGCGTATGGCGAACCAGACGGCAGGCTCGTATCGCAACTCGCCTGTGCGTATGAATGCGCTGTCGACGTGGACGTACAGATGATGCGGTAGGTTGCGGCTGCTCACGCGAGGACGCCGCGCGCTACGCACGCCTGACGCAGAACCTCGGGGCGAAAGCCCCAGATCTTGTAGGCCTCGCCGTACTCGCGGCCGACAATCACCAGCGTGGCCTCGTTGGCACGAAGTTGCGCCTTCAGGGCATCCTGCTCCTTTAGCAGCTCGGCTGCGCGCAGAACGACGGCGTGTTGTTTCTCTTCAATACTCATTATTCTGTCTCCCCATGTATGAACTCTTCAACGGTCGGCTGTGAATGCCACTCGTCGAAGTCGTTAAAGCACTCGCCGCGAAAGTCTCTCCACAGGTCGTTAAGATACTCGTCGCGGATGAGGTCAAGCTGCGCCTCGTGCTCAAGCGAAAACTCTTCCCACTCGTTGATGTGCGCAAGGATCTGCGGAAGCAGGGCCGCTACGCGTTCGTCTTTAGTCCAGTTAATCATGTCGTGTACTCCTCGTTGCTGATGCACCCTCAATACAGAGTTTGAGGGTACACGCAACAACTATTTTACGCGTTCGGCGTACACCTCTTCGATAATGACGCGCAGGCGCTCTGGGCGGATCTGACCACCGAGCTTGTCGGTAATGTCCTTCTCGATCTCGACGTATACCGGGTCGATTGCAGGCTGCGGCTGCTCCAGTGCGGTCAGGCGCGCGGCAAAGCCATCCATGCGGCCGACAAAGCCATTTATGCGGTTGCCTTGCTCCATCAGAACGCCGTCGAGGCGGATGCGGTCAAGGTCGAAATCATTGACGTACTTTATCGTTTTGTTCAAGCGGGCGTTGTGCGCCCCCTCGCGCTGTAACAGAATGGCTATGTTTTTCTGCAAGTCTTCAATGGTGTGGTTCAGACGACCGATCTTGCTTTCCAGCCCATTCAAGCGGGTGTAGATCTCAGGGTGCTCGAACACGTTCACGCTTGCGACTTTAGGCTTCTCGGCCACCGGCTGCGGGACAACCTTCAACGCGGCGTACACCACGTGGTTGCGGTTGGAGTTGTGCTTCTTGCGTGCTGCTGTGGCCTGCACACGACCCTGCGCGACAAGCTTAGTTATGGCAGCCTGCACATGATCCTTGCCGTGGCCTGTGGCTTCCTTAAGCTCAAGCTTAGTGGCTGCGCCTGTGTTGGTCAGGTGCTCTAATACTTTTTTCTCTGCTATGCTCATTGGTCTTCTCCTTAGATTGATAGTTCAAAGGGCAGGAACTCTACCCAAGCTTTGGCGGCGTTACCCGTTATGCCCAGCGCCTCACCACACTCTTTCCATGTCGAGCCTTGCCTGCGCATGATGACGATGCGCCGCAGCGCGGCACCGTCTCTGGCCCTTCTGTTGTGAGGGCAACTGAACTGGCGGTAGTTGCGACCTCGAAGCCACGCCTCGTAGTCGGCCACTGGTGCGATGGGCTTTGCCTGCATGGCTATCCGCCTGCCGTTGTGATGCACGGAGATGATTGTGCCGTGCTTGGCCGTGGATGCGGGCGAGCTGTAGATCTTATTGGCGCGGTACATGCTACCAATGGCTCCGTCGCTCATGTCGGTCAGGCGGCGGGATGTCATGTCAGTCGTGCCTCTGGGTAATCATGTCGTCAGCGAAGCTATATGCAAATGGAACTACGTCACTGAGGTCTAAAGTACCATCGGCACTATACGCCTCTGCGATAAGGGCAGTAAGCGCCTGTCCCGCGAAATAGTCGCGCAGGGTCATGCCTTGGTAGTCGTGATCCGGACGTGGAAATACTGGTGTATTAGTCATTGGTCTTCTCCTGTTGTTGAATGTGTAGTGCCTCGTCGAGCAGCTCCTCACGCAGTGCGTGCAATGCAGTCAGTCGGTCGAAGTGGGTCTCACGGTCGGCGATGCAGCGGTCGTAGTGACCGGGGTAGTCGCGACCGTTGGGTGCGACGTGCTTGAGGGCGTCGATGGCCTCAAGCAGTGCGTCCATCGCGTTGCGGCGGGCGTCGATCAGTTCGAGGGCGCTGCTGCCGTTGTTGTTGATGATTGGTTTAATCATGATCAGTATCCTCTCTTGATGCGTTTTTCGATCTCGATGTGCGCCAGACCAGCTTGGTTGACCCACTCCTTGGCGGTGTACATTTTGGTGTACGGGATCATGACAGACAGCGTGTCGTAGTTGGGGCCACGGGCGTCATAGACGAAGTAATGGCAGCCCTCGCCGCGAACGAGCTCGAGGGGTATGCGGGCCTTGTCGATGGCGCGTTGTGCTCTGGCTAAGGTGGTCATGTCGTGTGCTCCTTGTTGCTGATGGTTATGCGTAGCGGTTGCGGATGAGGTGCTGAACCAGCTCGATGCGGTTGCCCTCGCGGTACTTGCCGCCGTCGGGGAAAACGTAATGGACAGTGACGCCGTCGCGGACGAGCGTGCCGATCTGTTCCTCCGCTTCCTCTTCGCGCTTGGCAGAGCGAAGGAAGTTTGCGTAGTCACGATCTTCGCGGCTGTCGCGGCGGGTGTCGAGGATGGCTTCGAGTGATTTACGTGCGGTCATGTCGGTGTGCTCCTTGTTGCTGATGAGGTACCCTTAAACGCTGCAATACGCTATTGCAACATTTATTTTGCGTCTCCCCGAGATCTAAGTTCGGCGTTCTCATGCTTCAGGCGCAGGATCTCATATTGGAAGTTACGCGTGGTGACTTCGGCCTTTGCGACCTCGCCCGCATCCCTTGCGATCTGGCCCTCAAGTATGTCGATGCGGTGTTGCAGCCTATCGACCTTGGCACGCAGTTTTGTCACGTACTTTAACGTCTGCGGCGTCAGGGTGTCGATCCATCGAGGGGGTCTAGGGAATGGGTGATTGTAGCCCTCGGCTACATCTTGCGTGCTCATGACGTTATCCCCTCTGCGCGCTTGCGTATCCAGTGCGCTCGGTTGGCATAATGCTCCTGCCGAGGATGCTCCGCCGACAAGTCAGCGGCGCTGTCGAAGGCGTCAGCGGCTATGTGAAACAGGTCGGCCACCAGACGGCGCTGACCGTCGGTTGCGTCCTGTGCGAAGCTCACGGCGCGCTCCTCGGCCGCATGCAGCAGCCAGTTGCCCAGCACCTCACTGTCCTCGGCCGTCGTGATGTTGTGCGTTAGTTCATATCTTTTCATGTGCGTGGTCCTTCTAGTGTCTTGACGAGTGCTATGACTGCGATGGCGAGGGCGACGAGGAAGAACGTCGTGCTGCCGATGTGTGCGATGCTCATGTGATGTGCTCCTTAGCTGATGGTCAGGCCGTCGGCGATGATGCCCGCGTAGACCGGTTTGAAGTAGCAGCGCTCGATGACCGTGCCGTTGGCCCAGTTCGCCGCGTCCTCGGGAAAGCGCTCGTCTGCCCACTCCTTGGCCACAGTGGTCTGTGGCACAAGGATTATGATGCTGCCGTGGTCCTGTACTATGAAGTCAGTCATGCCAGCGCTCCTTCGATGTTGACAAAGACGTAGCCGTTGCCCGCAGCATTGCCGCCTTGGGCAAACGTGCCAGTCCATTCGAGACGTGCGATGAGCGCCTGCGCTGCGGCCGCGTGGTTGCCTGCGGCGTCGAGTTCCCAGTCGTAGCCGACGGTCAGGCTGCCAGCCAGTGCGGTGGCCTTGATGCGTGCGCCACGTACGTTGGATGCCTTGATGTACTTCGTCTCGATTGCTTGTGTGATGATAGTCATGTCGTGTGCTCCTGTTGCTGATGGTTAGAAGTTGAAGTCGTGGAACTTGCGGCGACCGGCGTAGGCGTTGCCGCCCTGCTCGAAGGTGCCAGTGCGTACGCGCTTCCACTTGCGACGCTCGTTGCCTTCCTCGTCGTTCCAGCGGCGCAGCGAGATCTTGATCTCGTAACCGTCTGGGTTCGATGCGTACTCGTAACGCTGGTCGGACTGGTTGTCGCAGTGTGCGAGGAAGCCGCCTGCTACGAAGTTCAAGTCGTCGTGGTTGATGAGCACTGCGTCGTCTGCGCGCAGCGTGATGGTGGTGGGTGTCTTCTTGACGATGGTGTATGCGTCGATGTCGGTCCAGACCGATACGCTCACGCCGTCGCCGACTTTGAGGTTGCTGATGGCGTCTGCATCGAGATTGATCTCTGCGGTGCGTTCTGCGATCCAAGGGCGGTTAGTCATGTTGTGTACTCCTGTTGCTGATGTGGTGGGGAGCCGAAGCTCCCCGTTGGGTTTAATAAATAACATAGCCAAGTGCGGCGTTTACATCGAAGCGTTCTTCTTCACCGCGACCGCCAGCAGCGCATGCAGCGGCAAAGCGCAATGCGTCCCAATACTCAACGCTGTTTTCGACCAGACCTTGACCCTCGATGTTCTCAAGGTCGCAGCTCTCGTCGGTAAGATAAAAGAAATCAAACTTACCAGCGGCGCGGCGCTCTGCGTTAACGCGGTCTTCGATGACAACGAGGTCGGCGATAAGCTTCTTGTAAAGACCTTCGGCGGCATACTCTGCGCGAAGCTTAGCATCTTCAGCGGCATATTGATCAAGGCGGGTATCGAAATCGGTCATGTTATTTACTCCGTGTCTTCGTTGCTGATGCACCCTCTTACGGCGGGTTTGAGGGTAGGTCAACAATTATTTTGCAACACGTGCATTATTTTACTCGTGTTGCAGATAAGAGGGTAGTGCAACGCGATGCAACACGAGTAGTTTATTACCAGTACCGCAGAAATGCTAGTGTCTCAGGACGTGCAACGCGGTGCAACACGGTGCACCATTTAGTTCGTGTTGCAGCTGCAACGCCACCTGCAACGTGGAGTAGGCCTCTAGAACTACGTTCTAGGCCCTCTCGCGTTGCATGTTGCACGCGTTGTGCGTTGCGTTGCGGTGAGGAAAAGTTGACCCCCTCGTGATGTAAATTTGATGGCACCCCTTGTCAGGATGTTTCGCAAAGCGTATGTTGCGCGCTTACTGGTAGTACTGCCTAATAGAGCGGAGCATGCAGACGGATGAGCACAGTGCCTAAAGTGAAGAAGCCTAACGGCCGTCCGTCTCTGTATTCAGAAGATTTGTGCGCCGTCATATGCGAGCGCTTGAGCGAGGGTGAGAGCCTGCGCTCGATCTGTCGTGACGCTGGCATGCCGCACCTGATCACCGTGCTGCGCTGGATCGGCAATGACGACCACATCGGGTTTCGCATACAATACGCGGAAGCTCGGTCGGCTGGCCTCGAGCACAAGGCCGACGAGATCCTCGAAATCGCAGACGCAGAGATAGCCGCAGGCGACAGCACGGCCGTCGCAAAGCAGCGCCTGCAGATCGACGCACGCAAGTGGGTGCTGTCGAAGCTCGTACCGAAGAAGTACGGCGACGCTGCAACACTGAGCATCGGCAACAAGGAAAACGAGACGCTCAAGATCGACGCGAACGTCGACAACATCGCACTGACCAAATTGCTATCAAGCATGGTGGCGCAGCAGCCGGGCGCTGACGAGACTGACGCGGAAGCCTGATGGCCCCGCAGCACGACATCGTTGACCTGTTCAATCGCGTGACCGTGGAGGGCCTCACGCCCATGCAGCGCGTGCACCTCGACTGGCAGCATCGCTGGCGCAAGACCGCACGCGCCAATCAGTTCGTGCCGCGCACCGACTGGACAGAGCTGGGCGTGCTGGCAGGCCGAGGGTTCGGAAAAACCAGAGTGGGAAGCGAATGGTTGGCACGCGCAGTCTTCGAGGACGAGAGCGGCTTCGATAGCTGCGTCATCGCACCGACCTATCAGGACGTCAAGTTCACCTGCTTCGAGGGGCCTGCGGGCATCCTCAACGTACTGCCGTCCGAGCTACTTGCAGATTACAACAAGTCAGACAACGTCATCAAGATGTACAACGCGGCTGGCAACATCTGCACCATACGCGGATTTACTGCAGAGAAGCCCGAGCGGCTTCGCGGTCCGCAGCACTGTCGCGCATGGTGCGACGAGCTTGCCGCGTGGCAGTACGACGAGGAGACGTGGGACATGCTCATGATGGGCATGCGCCTCGGCCCTCGGCCGCAGGTGCTGTGGACCACGACGCCCAAGCCAAAGGAGCTGATCCGCACGCTGACGACGCCGAAGGCCAGCCGCATCATCGTTCGCGGCTCGACGTACGACAACAGGGCGAACCTGCCGGACACCTTCTTCGACAACCTCGTGCAGTACGAGGGCACGACGCTGGGCAGGCAGGAGCTGTACGGCGAGCTGATCGACCCCGAAGAGAGCGGCATCATCCAGCGCAGTTGGATCAACCTGTGGCCTGCAGCCAAGGCGCTGCCCAAGCTCGACTTCATCATCATGTCACTCGACACGGCCTACACCGAGAAGAGCCTCGACCGTAAGGGCGACCCCGACCCGACGGCGTGCGGCGTGTGGGGCCTGTTCACGTACAAGGAGATGAGCCACATCATCCTGCTCGACTGCTGGGAGGATCACCTCGGCCTGCCCGACCTCATGAAGCGCGTCAAGAAGGAGCTCGAGGTGCGCTACGGCGACGACGAGGACGTGGCACTGATCAAGCCCATGTTCGGCAGCGCCAAGCCCATGTCATCGGGGCGTAAGCCCGACCTGCTCCTGATCGAGGACAAGGGCAGCGGCATATCGTTGCGCCAGATGCTCGACCGTCAGGGCATACAGGCATTCGCATACAACCCCGGACGCGCCGACAAACTGTCACGCCTGCACATAGCATCGCCCATCTTCGCGCAGCGACGCGTCTGGATGCCCGAGAGCGACAAGAAGCCCGGCAAGCCACGCTCGTGGTGCGAGCCGGTCATCCACCAGCTATGCAGCTTCACAGGCGAGCGCAGCATCAAGCACGACGACCACGTCGACCAGACCACGCAGGCGATCCGCGTCCTCATGGACAAGGGCCTACTGCGCCTGACCAAGCCACCGAAGCGCACTGAGGGTGACAGGCCCGCGCCGAAGGTGTACAGAAATCCGTACAGCCAATGAAGGACGATACAATGGACGAAGACGAAATGCCAGAAGGCGAGTACGTGGATCTGCCCGACGTTGACGACGACGCGGTCGAGGACACCGAGGACGGCGGCGCGATTGTGCGCATGGACGACGACGCGCCACCGAAGGCCGAGAACGAGTTCTACGCCAACCTCGCCGAGGACATGCCCGAGGGCGAGATGAGCAGCCTGTCGAGCCAGCTCCTCGACCTGATCAGCAAGGACAAGGACGCGCGCAAGAAGCGCGACGAGCAGTACGAGGACGGCCTGCGCCGCACTGGGCTGGGCGATGACGCACCCGGCGGAGCGCAGTTCGAGGGCGCGTCGAAGGTCGTGCATCCCGTCATGACCGAGGCATGCGTCGACTTCGCGGCGCGCGCCATGAAGGAGATCTTCCCGTCAGGCGGACCAGCCAAGGACGCCATTAGCGGACCGATGTCGGCAGAGAAGGTCGACAAGGCCAAGCGCAAGACGAGCCTGCTCAACTGGCAGATGACGGTGCAGTGCCCCGAGGTACGCGCCGAGCTCGAGCAGCTCATGACGCAGCTACCGCTTGGCGGCGCGCAGTACCTGAAGCTCGGCTGGGACACGCCACGCAACCGGCCGACGTTCCTATTCGTGCCCATTGACGACATGCTCCTGCCCTACGCAGCGACCAACTTCTACACGGCGCAGCGCAAGACCCACGTGCAATATATTACAAGTTTGGACTATCAAAACCGTGTGCGTGACGGCATGTACCGCGACGTGGATCTGGCACCGGCCAGCATGGAGCCCGAGCAGTCAGTCGCAGGGCAGGCGAACGACCGCATCGAGGGCCGCGACGGCACCAGCTACAACGAGGACGGACTGCGCATCGTCTACGAATGCTACGTCACGATGGAAGTCGAGGATGGCGAGGGCAATGCGCCGTACATCGTCAGCGTCGACAAGACGACAGGCAAGGTGCTTGCAGTTTATCGCAACTGGGACGAGGAAGACGAGGCCCGCGACGAGATGTACTGGTTCGTCGAGTTCCCGTTCATACCGTGGCGCGGTGCGTACCCAATCGGCCTGCCGCACATGATCGGCGGCCTAAGCGGCGCAGCCACTGGCGCACTGCGTGCACTGCTCGACAGCGCGCACATCAGCAACAGCCAGACCATGCTCCGCCTCAAGGGCGGCACGGCCGGTGGGCAGAGCCTGTCACTGCAGCCGGGTCAGATCGAGGAGATCGAGGGCGGCCTGAACGTGGACGACGTGCGCAAGCTGGCCATGCCACTGCCTTACAATCCACCGTCGCCCGTCCTGTTCAGCCTGCTCGGCTTCTTGGTCGACGCGGCCAAGGGCGTCGTGCGCACGTCTATGGAGGACATCGCCGACAACAACCCGAACGCACCAGTCGGCACGACACTGGCCAAACTGGAGCAGGGCGCAGTCGTCTACTCCGCGATCCACAGCCGTCTGCATGACGCAATGGGCCGCATGCTGCGCATCCTCGACCGTCTCAACGGCTTCAACCTTGACGACGAGAAGCTCGAGAAAGAGGCGGGCGACGAGCTTGCCCGGCGCGATGACTTCGACGGCGTGCTTGACGTCGTGCCAGTCAGCGACCCGAACATCTTCTCCGAGGCGCAGCGCTACGCGCAGGTGCAGGCAGTGGCGCAACGCGCGGCGGCCATACCCGGCATGTACAACATGCGCAAGGTCGAGGAGCGCATCCTCGAGACGCTGAAGGTACCGAACGCCAAGGATCTGCTCAACCCAGCCGTTGAGCCGAGCGAGCAGAACGCAGTCAACGAGAACGTCGCGGCGTCACTCGGTCGGCCGGTCACAGCGTTTCCGAACCAAGACCATCTGGCTCACCTGCAGACGCACGTGTCGTACATGATGTCGCCGACCTTCGGCATGAACCCAGTCTTCGCGCCGGTGTTCATCCCCGCCATCCTGAACCACATCAAGGAGCACGTCGCGCTTTGGTACGCCAGTAGCGTATTCGACGTGTCGACCGAGGCACTGAACGGCGAGGATCTGGGCGACGTGATGCGCGACATGGAGCCGAAGGACATCGAGGGACGCAAGGCGCTCGACCGCATGCTGGCCGAGGCGTCGACGGCGGCTCTGTCCGAGGGCAGTCAGGTGTTTGCGCAGATACCGCAGATCATCCAGCAGGCGCAGCAAGTCATGCAGCAGTTCCAGCAGCAGCCTATGCAAGATCCGCGTCTGGCATTGGAAGGCCAGAAGCTGCAACTCGACCAGCAGAAGATGCAGGCCGACCAGCAGGCGGACGCACAGCGCGCACAAATGGATGCGCAAACTGCGGCGCAGCGCACACAAATGGATGCGCAGAAGCTGCAGATGGACGGTCAGAAGATGCAGCAGGACGCCCAGATGGACGCCGCCGAGCTGCAGGCCAAGGTCACCATCGAGCAGCAGAAGCAGCAGTCCGAGGACGCACGCACGGCCGCCGAGCTTCAGGCTCGCATGGCCATGAACCAGCAAGACAATCAGACCGCGATGGCACTGGCGCAGGCCGAGATCCAAAGCGGCGAACGCTTCGCAGTGTCAACCGGCACTGGGATCAACCCGCAACCATAGGAAGGAAGCGACATGAAGAAAGACGTAGCACTGAGCAAGGTAAGGCCGCTGGCAGTTTTACCGCTGACAACACCAACATGCACAAGCTCATGAAGATGGGCATGAACCCGAAGGTTTCGGTAACTGGTAGTAAAAAGACACCGGCATGAAGATAGAAATGCTTCTCCAGCGCTTGGAGACTGAGCAGGCACGGCTTGCACGGGAAGCGCTGGAGCACCCCTCGGGCCGAGAGCCATTCGACTACGGTCGGGCTGTAGGCATGTACGCGGGGCTTGAGCATGCGAAGCGAACTCTCATCGACATGGTCGCCGAGAGGGAGACGAAGGACAGGTTTATCTAAAGGAGCGCACATGCAAGAATTAGCGAACAAAGTAGAATTTGGTTATGCCAGCTTGGACGAGGCCTTCCCGCCTTGTGAACCGGGCATACACCCATTCGGCAGCCGCGTACTGGTGCAGATCCGTACGCCGAAGCAGAAGACCAAGGGCGGGATTATCCTGACCTCGGAGACACGCGAGACGGACGCGTGGAACACCCAGATTGCGAAGGTGATCTCGGTGGGTGAACTTGCGTTCAAGAACCGTACGACAATGGACCCGTGGCCTGAAGGAAGCTGGTGCAAGCCGGGCGACTTCGTGCGCGTGCCAAAGTACGGCGGCGACCGCTGGACCGTCAAGACGACCGATGGCGAAGATGAAGCGCTACTGGTAATTTTTAACGACCTCGATCTTGTAGGCAAGGTGACCGGCGATCCACTGATCATCAAAGCCTTCATATGATTGATAAGGCTACACAGAAGGGAGCCGGTTTATGACTGACAATACGCTTAAAGAAGACGACGAGTTGATCCCCATTGAGACCGCGCCCGAGGAGGACGAGGATAGTAAGGTAGAGACCGACGCATCTGATGACGATGATGACGAGGACGATGCCCGTCTGGCCGAGAGCGACGAGGACAGTGAGGAGGAAATCCGCACAAGCCGGAACAAGCGCCGCAGCGGACGTCGCCGAGACATCCACCGCCGCGCAAAGGAAACTGCAGAGCAGAAGATCCAGTACCTCGAGCAGCAGAATGCGGAAATGCTCCGCCGTCTGTCGTCCGTCGAGGGGCACGCACTGAACAGCAATGCGCAGACGCTCGACGAGCGGTTGCAAAAGGCGCAGCGCGACATCCAACAGGCAGAGCACTTCATCGCCAAGGCGACCGAAGCTGGCAATGGCGAGGATGTTGTCGCGGCAATGCGTATCCGCGAGCAGGCGGCCGCCGAGGCACAGCAACTGCAGTACGCACGTCAGCAGTTTGAGGAAGCACGCAAGCAAAGCACGACGCCGCAGGTCAACCCAGCCGTCGTCAACTACGCCAAGGAGTGGATGTCCGCCAACTCGTGGTACGACCCATCGGGCCGTGACCGCGACAGCGCACTGACCAAGGCCATTGACAACGAGATCGTGCAGGAGGGCTACAACCCCGCCACGCGCGAGTATTGGGAAGAGTTGACGGCCCGAGTGGCGGACGCATTGGGCGAAGAAACCCCAGCGCAGAAGCCAAAAAGGCGCGGCCCGCCAACAGGAAATACACGGGAACACGCACCCGTAAGCACAAAACGCGAAATATACGTGACACCAGAGCGGAAACAGGCTATGATTGAGGCTGGAGTGTGGGATGACGCCACTCTTCGCCAACGCTATCTTAAGGCGTATCAATCGTATGATGCTGGTCCGGCTCGCTAACTAGGAGTGAGACACATGACAGATAATACAGAAGATAGCCGCCTTAAGAAAGCACCGGAATTCGACGTTGTTGGACGCCGCGACACGAGACGCACGGAGACCCGAGAGGTTACCGAGCGCCGTGAGACAAGCGAGGACGACCGACTGGAGATGTTCCGAAACCAACTGTTTAACGACGCACTGCCTGATTTGCCCGAGATACCGGGGTATCATCTGTGCTGGCTTACTACGACCAACCCGCGTGATCCTATTCACCGGCGTACACAGCTCGGTTACGAGCCGGTGAAGCCTGAAGAAGTTCCCGGAATGGAGTATGCCTCGGTCAAGACTGGCGAATATGCTGGCTTGATTGCCGTTAACGAGATGCTCGCGTTTAAGCTGCCCTTGAGCCTTTATGAACGGTTCATGCAGGAAGCTCACCACGACGCCCCGTTACGCGAAGAGGACAAATTGGCTGAAGTCGCAGAGATGATGCGATCTGATGCCGAGCGAGCCGGTTCGACGCTACTCGAGGGTGACGGAATGCAGGACATGCGTGCCCACCAGCCGCGCCGGGGGATCTTCTCCTGAGCGGTTAACGTAACTCAATCAAAGGTAAATGGACATGAGTACTACTTCTCAACCGTTCGGCCTTCGTCCAGCATTTTCGCCAAGCGGTGTGGTTCGACCTACCGCCTACTCGATTTTGACGGGCTACGCCGCGAACATACTACAAAACCAGCCGGTAAAGATCGGCACCAACGGAACCATCCAAGCAGCCGCCATTGGCGACCGCTTCATCGGTACGTTCCAAGGTGTTGAGTTCACCGACAGCGACAGCCGTCGTCGTGTCAGCAACAAGTGGACTGCGTCCACCGCTGGTACCGACATCGTTGCTTACGTCACACTCGATCCCTCCATTGTCTACGAAATTCAGGCAAATGGTTCGATTGCAGTGACGGACATCGGCAAGCAGGCTGACTACACAGCTATCAGCGCAGGCTCGACCACCACTGGTCTGTCGGCATTGATGCTTGACACCGCCACGCTGACTGACAGTGGTAATGCGCAATTGCGTATCATCGGCCTGTCGCCAGCACCAGACAACGATTTCGGCGATAGCTTCACGATTGTTCAAGTTCAGGTTTCTGAGCATCAGAACGTCGCTGACCGCGCCGCGTACTAAGGAGGGCTTGAACAATGGCTACCCCAATGAGAAGTACTGACTTCCGGTCAATCGTTGAACCTATCCTAAACGAAGAGTTCAACGGCATCTACGATCAACGCGCTGACGAATGGTCAGAGGTCTTCAAAGAGTTTAAGGGTATTCCCCGTAACTACCACGAAGAGCCTGTCCTGTTCGGCTTTGGTGCCGCGCCAGAATTGCCAGACGGCATGCCTGTCACGTATCAATCCGGCGGCGTGCTGTTCATCCAGCGCTACGTATATCGCGTCTACGGCCTCGCTTTTGCATTGACAAAGGTTCTGGTGGAAGATGGCGATCATATCCGTATCGGTCAGACCTATGCTCGTCACCTTGCACAGTCGCTGATCGAAACCAAGGAAACCCTTGGTGCCAACATCCTGAACCGTGCCTTCAACAGCGCGTATGCAGGCGGCGACGGCGTATCACTGGTCAACACTGCTCACCCAATCGCGACCGGTACGTTCTCAAACCAGCTCACGACTGCTGCGAACCTTTCGCAGACGTCACTTGAGCAGTTGCTGATCCAGATCCGCAACGCGGTTGACAACAACGGCAAGCGTATTCGTCTGACACCTAAGAAGCTCGTCAGCGGCCCAAGCAATGTCTTCCAAGCGGAAGTATTGTTGAAGTCTGCATTGCGTGCTGGCACGGCTAACAATGATGTTAACCCTGTGAAAAGTATGGGAATGTTGGACGGCGGACAGGCTAACTTGTCGCGTATTACCTCGACCACTGCATGGTGGATCCAGACTGATGCGCCTGAAGGCCTTAAGCTTGCAATGCGTCGCGGTCTTGAGAAGAGCATGGAAGGTGATTTTGAAACCGACAGCATGCGCTACAAGGCCACTGAGCGTTACAACTTCGGTTGGACCGATCCACGCGGCGTATATGGTACGGCTGGCATCTAATTGGGTTGGGGGACTTCGGTCCCCCTCCCTTCTCTAAAGGAGAAACTAAATGTCACAAACTACTTGGAGCGGCCCACTGGCTTCTGGCGATATTAACGCCGGTAAGACAGGCGGCCCAAACATCGGTCTCGCACTTCTTTCGCAGACCGTGTTGATCGACGTTGGTGCCACACTCGTGCAGAACGGCACGGTTTACTTGCCGTACAAGTCGCAGATTGTGGACATCCTCGTTGATGTGCTTACGCAGTACGACAGTGCCACCTCGGCAACTTTGTCTGTCGGCACATCATCGGCTGCGACCACCTACGCAAGTGGCGTCAACGTCAAGACCGGCATCCGCGTGCTTCCCACGTTCACTGCGGCACAGCTTGCTGCAATGGACGACATCGGAACAAACGGAACTGTCGTTGCGACAGTGACGTCGGTGGGCCAGCCTACGGTTGGACAAGTCCGCGTTACGTACCGTTACGTGCAGACAACGGCTAATGACTAAGCATTAGTCTTGTGTTATATGAGGGGGCTGCCGCATGGCGGCCCCTGATTATTAAGGAATATACAGATGGCAGATGCAGTAGCAACACAGACCCTATTTGACGGCGAACGTCTCGCCATTATGAAATTTACAAACATCTCCGACGGCACCGGCGAAGCCGCAGTTGTCAAGGTGGATGTCTCAACCCTTACCGCAAGTTCTTTCGGCAAGGCCTGCGACGGTGTTACCATCGTCAAGATACACGCGTTTACCCACGGCTTGGAAGTAGATATGCTTTGGGATGCGACGGCAGACGTCTTGATTGCAACAATCCCACAAAACACCATGTACTCAATGGACCTGACGCAGTTCGGCGGTTTTTGGAACAACGCGGGTGCGGGTAAGAATGGTGACGTTCTGTTTACGACACGCGATGCAAGTGCGGGCGACACGTACACTATCGTCCTCGAGATGGTTAAGTCTTACGCGGATTGATGGTG